ATTGCCCTGGAAGGAACCAAATCTAGCTTCGCTCAAGACCCGATGTCCAAGTACAAGGCCGACCCCTTCTCCTTATCGGACAAACAGGTCCTGTGGCTCATCTACCTGGGACAGGAGTCCATCGACAAGAAGGCTGAGGTAGAAAAGGTCAAGCCAGAAGTCAAGTCGATAGACCTGGGACCAGTGCGTGAGAAGTTCCTGAAGGTGGCAGAAGGTCTCAAGAGACCTATTCTAAGGCTGGCGCACGGGGAGACCAGAATCCGGGTCACTCTGGGGTCGGGCAAGTATGAAGGCTCCCTGTGGGTCAACACCGACGAGTCCTTCGAGTCGCGGAAGACCCTCGGCAGAATCCGTCCAGACGGAACCTTCGAGCCCTACAATACGTGCTCGGAAGCTGTCCTTGAAACCCTGAGGGTAGCAAGCGTGGACGTGAAGGAGTCCGTTAGGAACTACGGCAGAATCACCGGACATTGCTCGGTGTGCGGACTTAAACTGACCGACCCCATCAGCATCGAAAGAGCGATCGGACCCATTTGCGAAGGCCGACTAGGGTAAGCAGACTTTGACCGGTCTGCTAGCGGCTGACTACGCCCCCGCCGGGACGATTTGATACAAAAAAAGGGCCCCTGGGTATCATCGCCGCCACCGAAGCGGAAGCTACTCCCAGGGACCCAATTTATCCTATCCGACTGCCCATTCCGCGTGAGCGGCGTAGGGTTGAGTCCGTGTGTGATGCCTAGTACCAAGCCAGACGGAACTTGGATTATCACTCCGGCGGAGATTTGTTAAGGAGAAAGAGCCGCCGAACTCCCTAGCAGCCCATCCCCCATTGCTGGGTTCAATCGCTAGGATCTAAGACAGATATAATAGCACAGACTGGAGGGAGAGTCTATGCGGGTTCGGAGAGCAGCTTTGAAATATCGATAGGTGGGTTTGGCTTTGAGGGGGTGAGAGTGACCCCCGGTAGAGCTGCGAGTTCTTGATACCGAGGACTGTCTATCTCGCCATTAAAAACAAGCCCTAGTCCGTTGAGAAGCATGATGACACTCTCTAACGAAGCATCTGGCGACAAATTGATGTCGAATTTCACTGCGCGCTCCAGACGACTTTGCCGTTGACGATGACGTTCTTAACCTCACCCTTAAGAGTCACGGTCCCGTCTGCTTCGGTACACTCGATGCCGGAACCTGACCCCAGGTTGTCCCAGTTCATTTTTCCGAAGGCGTCACCCATGTGGGAGAAAGCCTCGCTCATGCGACCAAAGGCTTCGTCTGCTTCCTTGGAGGAAGTGGAACCCAAGACTATCGTCCTTTTGGTGAACATTTAAACCTCAAAAGTTGGTGGATCTGCCGGGAATCGAACCCGGGTCCAGAGACTGTCTACCTATCCGTCTTACGTGCGTGCCCTTAAGGAATTCCCGAGAAGTCTGCTTTGGGCATCAGATTCTTCTCTCGCGTCTTTGTGTCAGATCCCTGGCTACTTTCGACGAACTCTCACCTTGGGAACCGCCTAGAAATTTCGACTGACCAAGGGACCTAGGCTGCCCGTCCGTTTGGGGTCGCTCGCGATTGTTTAGGCCGCGAGAGGCATTGGAACATTGCCAGTTACGGCTTCCAGCGATGGGTTAAGGCGAACCGCTGGCATCACCTGCACGAACATCAAGGCCAACTCTGACTCTGTCGAGACCAATTCAGACCCGTCAAGATCCAGAATACCACTGGGTCTACCAGAAGTCTATAGACTTCATATACTCCAGAGTGGACATTTCAAAGTCACTAGCAGGAGCCCCAGAGTATCTGCTAACTTCAGACACCAAACCGTCAAGCTTGTCGAAGTCCCATTGAGACCCGTTGGACTTGTAGAAATAAGCCCTTGCATGAGGATCCCCGAAAGTCTTGTGGGAATCCTCGACGGAGCCGGACAAGAGACAAGCTTCCAACTCCTCACGAGTCCACCCGGAACTCCCATAGAATCTCAAGGACAAGTAGGTAGAATGGGCTACTTTTTTCACGACATCACCTTCAGATACGCTGGTTTCAAGACTTCTTGTATGAGTTCGAGCTTCTTCTCAGCCCTTTCGGCCCGGTATCTCCAAGTCTGGGCATTCTGAAGGTCTCTTTGAACTGGATGCTCTAAAGGCTTGCGAAGAGAGTCCAAAGATATCTGCAGGTGGTCTGCCATCGAGAACAGAAACGGGACTGACGGACAGGTTTTGCCCTGTTCCACCGAAGACACCAAGTCTTTCGAGCACCCGACTTTCTTTGCCAGTTGAGCCTGAGACATGCCTTTAATGAGCCTGTTTTCTCTTAGCAGAGCCCCAAGTCTCTTTGGGAAATTTGGGTCTCCGACGCTACGGGGCATTGGACATACCCTTGGCAAGCTTAAGTTCGTACATCGCCCTGGATTTGGCCACTCGGTGAAGTGCGCTAAAGATAGACTTGCGGATTTCTACCGGGTCTTTCACCAGTATGACGGCTTGAATTGCCTCTACCAACATGTCTCTCTCTGTTTCCAACTGAACCATCAGGTCAGCATGGACGCCGTCTATGGTATGACCTGGACCCCCAAACATGACGAAGTGTTTGTAGCACATCGGCGGGAAGGGTCTATCTCTCATATCTACATCAGCCATTGAAGAGTGATAAACCCCGCTAGTCCAATGCCAAAAGCCACGATGGGAGAGCTGGATATCGACTTCTTGTGGATGACTGAAGCCACTATCACCACTCCATACATGACGGTCAGCAACAGACACACAAATTTAAGAATCAGGATGAGAGACATAAGTTTACTCCAGTGGTTCGAACGGAACGATCTTAAGGTCCACTTCGTCTGCGCATTCCAGCATGGCTCTGGGGAGCAGTTCCAGAGTCCTACGAGTCACGAAGTTGATGTCATCTTTCGAAACCACGCTGCTAAACTCCTGGATAAGGTCACCCCTGAGAATGAGAAACACGTGGTTTGGAGGAAAGGTGTCGCCCGTAAACGGGTTAATGTATCCACCAGACAGAGCGGCAAAGATATTCAAAGTGCGGAGTCTGTCTATGGCGTAAGTAAACAACGGGTCCAGATGTTTACGGACTGAATTAGTCGTCGGAAAGAGTGCCGAAAGATACGCCTTCTGTGAAATGAGCATCGGAGACCTTGACTGTCTCCGCTGGTTTCGGGGGAGGCTTGGGGTTGAGATAGGGAACTGCATATCCACCTTCGAGCATTTTGTCGGAGACGAACTCCCCAGAGGGCAGGAGTACCTCAGCCACCATGCGCCCATATCTATCGTAGGTGTCCACACGGCATTCAAGCTTTGGCACGTCTAAAAACGCCTGGAGAGCCCTGGTAGCTATCTTAGCCCTTTCCCGCTCGTCGGGGTCTTTGGAATTAACCTCTGGGGTGTCGATTCTGGCCAACCGGAAATGCTTTTGGATTCGAACCCCATGACCAAGGTCCATCCAGGCCACAAAAGTGTCTCCGTCCACGATCCGAATGACAGATATAGGGTTCAGTCTTTGGTTCTGGGCCGTCATACGGACATCTCCTGATTTGAGTTGTAACTGCTACCTGGAGAACCCAAACGAGAAGGACCAGGGTTTGGCCACCCAGCCAGCGATTCTCCTGGTAACAGCCCAGACTGGGACTGGAAACCTAGGAGACACACCTTGACGAAGAATCTGCTTGCCTTCGGCCTCGTGACGATGGGACTTCTGTCTGGAACGGCCAAGGCCGGATTCCCAGAGAACGACCTGTGGAAAGAAGACTGTTTGTGGTGCGAGGGAGCTGGCACCACCGAACAGGAATTCAACGCTGAAATCGACAAAGTGGTAAACAAGTACCGAGCAGCCGTGGCTGGACACGGGGCTTCACTGAAAGTCAACCGTCTCTGGACGAACTCGACCGTGAACGCATCCGCCGAACAACAGGGCAAAACCTGGATTCTCAATATGTACGGAGGGCTCGCGAGAAGGCCCGAAGTCACACTGGACGGGTTCGCCCTGGTGGTATGTCATGAGCTGGGTCACCACCTCGGTGGATTCCCCCTGTATGGGTCTGGAGAATGGGCCGCTTCAGAAGGCCAATCGGACATGTTCGCCACTCAAGCGTGCGGACGCTTGGTGTGGAAATCCGAAGCGTCTGTGAACGCCACCTTCAGAGACACTGTGGGTCAAATCGAGAAATCGAAATGCGACCAGACCTGGAAGTCCCAGGGGAACCGGGACCTCTGCTACCGCCAAGCGGCTGCTGGCCAGTCTCTGGCCAACTTGCTTGCATCCTTGAATGGGGCTCAGACTCCGTCCTTCTCCACACCAGACAGGCAAGTGGTTTCGAGGACTCAAGTCTCGCACCCAAGGGCTCAATGCCGGTTGGATACCTATTTGGCCGGGGCCGTTTGCGGAAAGACCTTTCCGTTCAACGTGATCCCGAAAACCAAATCCGCTGACGCGGCCTGCCAAGTCTCTATCGGGAAGCGTCCTACCTGCTGGTACGCGCCTTAATCTGACTTCTTGGACTTAGCTTCCAAGAGTTGCCTGATCTTCAACCGGACGGAAAAGAGGGCCTGAGTAGCCTCTGGAGTCATCCCAGATTTGGGAGCCACGTCCGGTTCGAACTTTTCAATCTGAGACAAAGCTTCAGCACCAAACGCGATATTGGCCGTGACTCCCCTAAGGTGAGCCATGGTTGATGTCAGATTATTGGAAGCCACGGCATAAAGCTTGGTAAGCTGCCCCTGGGACATCCCCTTGATGTTCTCTGGAGTGAAGAGCCTCGATTCCATCTCAACTATGGACCGCCGAAGGGTGTCCATTCTGGCATAGTCATGCTTGGATTGGGAAGCAAGCGTCGCCACAGAAGCAAAGATGCCCTCGGTCAAGGCTTGCTTCAAAGCTGGAATGTCCAGATGGGTACTGGTCTTGTCTGCAGACGGAAGAAGCTCCGCATCCTGGACTTCCGAGGATTCGAGAACTGGAGCCGAGTTCACCAGAGCCCAAACAGGTTCAAAGTCCCCTGTAGAGGTCGACCTCTCCACTGCTTTAACTATGGACAGTTCGATAGCGGACAAGTCCGCATTCTGAAGACGAGCTTTGACTTCAGATTGAGGAGCGTTCAAGAGGGCCGTGGCGAATTTTCTAAGGGTAAGTCTATCCATAAATACCAGTATATCATAGATAGACGTCGAGGCGAAAGGATAAGGTCAGTTAGGGGCCGGAGCCCTGTTCATAGTGCGAAGCCTGTCGGGAAAGCTATCCACATTGTCAAATACAGGACGATAGTTGTAGTGAGGAGCCTGTTCAGTGTTCAAACCTTTGGACGCGTGGAGCCTGGACACCACCGGGTAAGTCAAAGTCGTGTCATGTTCAACCAGAGGGTCCGCAAAGTTTAAAGCCAGAAATCTGGCAAGGCGTTCCCTGGCCACTTCATCCCCAAGAAGTCTGAACTTGGGCAAAATGGTTTTGTCTACCACAGCCAAAGTCACTTCAGCATGAGCCTTAGCGCCATCTGTGTCCACGAATTCGATGACCCAGGGGGTGGCATTAATTTGGATGCTCATTGAACGAGTTCTCCGAAGTTGGGCTTCCTGTTGACGTAGCGAATGACTCTCTTCGACTGGAAGGTTTGGACAAAATCCTTGTAGGCGTCGAGAGTCTTAAACCTAAGTTCTAGAACAGGAGAAGCCAGCTTAGCCACAGGGTCAAGAGAAACCCTGGAGGAGACTTGAGGAGGCAAAGTCGGAAGGTTATTCTTCAGATCCTCCAGAACTTTGGCTCTGGTGGCTTCAGAATCTTTGTCCTTGCGATAAAGGGCCAGAATAGATTCCGCCTTGTGGACGAACATCGAAATCCTCTCCCTGGTCTCGGACATGTGTAGGGTTCCGTCTTTTCCAGCCACCAGCATTACGAAACACTGGTTGAGGTCAAAAGGCTCGCCAGTGACCAGTGACATGTCCAAGGAGAGCCTGAGTCCGATGGGGTCTGGAGACGCGGATGAGGAATGTCTGTAAAAGAGGGGAACCATCTTTAGAAGACGTGTCACGACTGGTGGGATGGACAAATATTTGTCGAAGAAATCGTCTACTTCTTCATCCGTTGAATCTCTGAGGTCTGATACGAGCTTTGGGATGTTGATATTCATGGTTAAATCCTAGTGTGTAGTATAAGAAGTAGGATAGGTGAAAAGGGAACCTTTCGGTGAAGAAAGAACGAGCTTAAGTTAGTAACTCCGAGTCAGGAAGCTTTAGCATAAGTAGATATCATGGTCAAGGGTTCGAAAACAAGGGCCTGAGGAACAAGTTCATAGAACACCTGCAAGTCTTTGGCCAGAGACTCCAGCTCTTTAGATAGAGCCTTCATAGATGGCGACCTGACCTTGTAGTCTCCGATGGCTTGAAGGACCACGTTCTTGTTAGAACACCGGATCAAAATCGGAACCTTTGACACGTGGGAAGACACTGCCCTGATGGCTTCTATAACTGCTATGTAGGTGGCTTCATCCTGGGTGTGATAGTTGGACAGAGCCCTGACATGGGTGTAAGGCTTCTTTTCCCAGGTGTAAGCGAAAGAGATGAAAGACCTACCGGGGTGCCCGAAGGATCTCGCGGCCACGTGGACAGCGACTCTGGGTTTATTTCGGAACAGGACAGAAGACTGGTGGTCGACAAAGGATTTGACCACTGCCGAAGCCTTCAGACGAAGCTCCGAAAACAGAGTTTCCCGTTGTTCTGGAGACAAAGAATTCTCATCTATTTCAACCCCTAGTACGCTCCGAAGCTTTCCCATGTACGCATACTCCACGAGACTTGAAAGGGCCTAAAAAAGCCCTAGCCTAGCATGGGATATACTATGGGGTCAACCATATATTAGGTGGGACGCAAGTACCAGCCGATTGTGGTGGGACCCTTGTAGAAGCGGTCCCAACGAATCCAAATGTGGCCGAATTGTCCCGATTTGTCCTCCATGGTCCTGGTCTCTGGATTGAACCATGGGAGCCTCTTGGAGAACACCAACACTCTGGACGGGGGCTTAGACAGAAATATGGCCCCTCGATGGGCGCTTTCGAGAAAGGCCAGACGGACCAGAAAGGAAACCGAGTCCAAACGACCGGAATCCAACATGGAGAGGGCATGCTTTAGGAAAGGACGAACGTGACTGTAAGGAGGGTTGGTTATCAGGTGTCTGAACCCCGGGTTGGACGGCCCCTCAAGCTTCAGAAAGTCCAGCCCAGGGGTGCCAAAAATGCCAGCGTCAGTCCGTAGGTCTGAGGACTCGACCTCGAATCCTTGGGCCAAGAAGACCTTGGAGATAGCCCCGTCACCCGATGCCGGTTCCCAAATCCCACCTGCCCTGGGCACTATCCCGACATCATCGATTAAAGCTTGGGTCGCATAAGCCGGGGTCGGATAGAAGTCGGCTTCCGACCTCTCCTCTTTGGGCCTTCTGTTGACTTTGCCACCGCCTAGCTTGCCCACACTACCCCCTGTTCACGTCTGGCCTAAGACCACCACGGTCGAGTTCAAATCCAGTCTCGGCCAAATACCTAGCCATGTCACCGCCGTAAACGGGTTTCCGCTCTCTCGTCTTAGGGTCTTCAGCCCAAGCTACCACATATCGATAGGTCACGTGAACCGCTATGGTGTCGAGAGGGAAGACTTCGTCGAGTTTGTCTGGAAGTTCATCACGCTTTGGAATCATTTGGGCATCCAAAGGTCATGGGCTCTGCAAAACGCCTTCGAGCCTTCAAGGATAGTCAGCGTGGAAAAGGACAACGACCTAGGGTCCGGCAGATCGAAGTTAGAGGAGACATTGTAAAACTCCCTCTGGAAATCGTGCTCATTGCAGATGTCGCCACCTTCGATTTCTGTGAGCAGGTCCTTGAACCCGTCTCTCTCACTCTCCGAACAATGTTCAAGGACGTTTATGACAGCCTGTTTAGCCCGGTCTTGGTCGTACCTGTACAAACCATCCTTCATATTGCTTGGGGCCTTGGACAGTATGTATCGTGGACTGTCGAGCGCACCCTTGAACCAGCCCAAGGAATCCTTGGCCCCGTAAGGATTCAACAGCAGGTCGCCACAATCCCCAGTGACGGCCACGCCTTGGTCCCAGAAGACAAACCGCATCCAATATGCAGATTGGGTGGGATTCTTCCACACAAACTGTTGTAGAGACGCCGAGCCCTCGTGCAGATGTATCACGTGACCGTCGAAGTCACTCATTTGAGAGAATCCACGACCGCGATGAACAGATAGTCCTTAATGCGTTGTTCTTGTGGAAGCTCGTCGTACGGGACAAAACAGGGGTGTTCTTTCTTCTCTGGATCTTTGACCGGACCATATTTCCAGCCAGTGCGCTCTTTTTCTTCCAGCCAAGACTGGTGGGACATGTCTGGGCTGGCCCCAGCGTTGGCCAGTTTGTATTCGACGCCTTTGATGGCGGATTCTTTCTGCCAATCTGGTGCATCCTCCCAACTAGGCTGAGAATTGTCGCCAATCCCGATGCAATAGGCGCGGTTCACTTCGTGACAGACTTTAGCAATGATTTCAACTTTCATTTGGTGTATCCTTAACACTGGGTTGTTCACAAAGGGGCCTCAAGATTCATCTAAGCTGTTTGAACTCGAAAAAACATTTTTGATGAAAGAACTGAGTTTTGCCGTTCACAGTTTTGGGTCGACCAGCCCCAGTCACCACTTTTTGATGACACAAAAAACATTTCGATGGGTATGTATTACTCATCTTCCCACCAGTTCTAAATCGGAACCCAAACCATGATTGTATTTCAACTGACCACCCTCCAGCCCTGAGCGGGAAGAGAAGAGCAGGTGCCAAGGTCAAGACGGTCACGCGTTTCGTCGTTCAGAAGATATAGCCCTTGTAGCCCGCCATAATGTCTCTCAACAGTCCACGTAACCGACTCCCAGGCGATACGCGCACCTTCACGCAAAGCCCCAGCTTTTTCGAGCCAGTCCCTCAGGTTCAAACGCGACTGAATCTCAAGCTCGGCTATTCTGGCGAGTGCGGCTTTGCATTGGTCCGTTAACGCATTGAGGTCTTCAGTGGCCACGAACGACACACCACCCTGTTCAGAACGGCCAAGAGAAACGTGATGTCCAACTTTATCACTCATGGTGACCCCCGGAAACCTCTCTTTTGATTATACCGGCGGCAAATATTTGAGCCTGAGATGGAGCACTATCGTCAACTACAACATCGCGACCTTCAACATAATACTCATGAACACCCACTACACACCCACCTTCGCAGATCCGCATGCCAAGAGAAGCAGTTCCCGGCGGTGGCGCAAGTCGGTCAACTCGTGCAAGCAGAATGCGAAGTAAATTAACAGTTCGTGGTGTCATCGAAAAGGAAGTCGGTGCGTCAAGACCACATGCCTGAAAAGTTTGCGTTAGGTCTATCAGCGCCTGCACAGGATCATCGCCAGTTACAAAATTGCGCTCTTCCGGCTTTTGTGCAACATTCTTCCACCTGTCGCGCTCCTTTTCTAATCTATCCACCTCATCAGCACCTTGAGAAACACATTTTTCCAGGCTTCGAAACGCTATTTCTCGTGTCTCATCATAATCTCGTCGCCTTTTAAGCTCCCCACGTACACGGTCGAGTTCCTTGCGAGTGTCGTAAAGTTCGGTTTCTGCGTCCTGGGCTATCTTGAGAATCTGCTCACCAGCCCTAGCGTTATCTTCGTCCGAGTTGATGCGAAGAGCATTGACGATCCAAGTATCGGACCTTGGAGTCTTTCTCTCGACAGGTTCGTTGGTGACATGAGGAAACAGGTCGTCTACCATTTCAAGCCTCTCTTTTCCGTCGGTCCTCTTTAGAACCAAATTTCAGTCTGGCCCAAACTTTCACACCAACCACAATCAAGATGTGTAGGCCAACGGCAACGAACAAAGGAGACAAAACGGCTAACCAGGACCAGTCCACGACCCCAGTTAGCTTCAGCACTATGAAAACTATAGCAACGACTTCCGGGACAACCGTCATTAAACTGTCCTCTCTGTCCCAGGGACTAATACTGCACCCTTGGGCTCGGACCCCATCCGGTGCGTCTCCAGGTCAGCCACCTTCACTTTATCCGAGCCGCCGTTTGAGTATAGTCTGTCCTCAGTGTGAGAATACACCCAGAAATCAGCCACCACAGTAGGCTTCGGGAGGTACCTCCAGTCCTCTTTGAATAGGTCATCCGGCATGATGGCGCAGGAACGCGTCAGGACCCTGTGGGAAACCTGACGCAGTCCGAGACGAGGTATACTGACCGGGGGCTCGAACACCCATGCCTCTCGGTAGATATCGTGACCGTCCCTGAAGAATGGCATGACCTCTTCGAATTTCACGACTGGGCTTTCTCCAAAAGGGATTTAGCTACTGGGGTGTTGGCCAGGGCTTCGAGCATAGCTCCGACCTCCGTCCCGCCTTTGGCCGAGAAGATGTCTCCGAGTTTGTTCAAACCACCCTGGACGGTGCCAGTATTACAGATGATCTTGACTTCAGCCTTGACCAGGGCTCGGGCCTGTTCCATGCCCACCTTCTCAGTGGCCTCGACCTCACGAATCTTGGTCAGATACTCTTGGTAGGACTTGTTCTCACCAATCTCCTTGGCTAGCGTAATCTGAGCCTGGACAGGGGCAAGCTGCATAGCCTTCTCAGCTTCTGCCTTAGCTTCACCCTCGGCCTGCACACCCTTGGACTCGTTCTGCTTCTCAATCAGGATGCCTTCGGAAATGGTCTGCTTGGTGGCTTTGTCCTGCTCGGCCCGGACAATCTCGACTTGCTTTTCAATCTCAGCCGTCTTGACCTTCTGGACCTGCTCCACTTCGAGAGCCTTCTCGGTGGTGACCTTCTGTTCGACCTTTAGGTCCTGTTCGGCTTTTTCCTGGGAGATCTTGACTGCGTTCGTGGCCTCGACCTGTTTAAGGCCCGTTATCATGTGAGACTCTTGGTTCCGAAGTTCGATCTGCTGGCGAGCATCAATTTCAGCCGTGGTAGCCCGACGGTTATTCTCGGCAGTAGCCGTCCTGGAATCGGCTTCAATCAAAGAGCGCTTTTTCTCCATGATGAAGGAGATAGACTTGGAAGTCTTGGAATCCCTGATGTCCATGAGTTCGATATTCTTGACGACTTCCACCCCCCAAGAGGTGATCTGAGCCTTGACCTCGGAAGTGAAGTCGTCACCGAACTTGGAACGGCCTTCCAGAATCTCTTCAATGTCGGACTTGGCCAGAATGGACCGAACTGCCCCCTGGACAACGGCGTTGAGCTGGTCCTTAAGCTCCTCGAAAGACGCCACCCGGTTAGCCGCCATGTTGGAGTCGGACACCCTGAAAAACGCCTTCACGTCGACCTCAAAGGGCAAACGACCCTGGTCGAAGGATTCATAATTGATGAGGTCCACGTCGAAGATGGAGATCGGCAGAGTGGTGGCGGAGCGTCCCAAAATTGGAATCCAGGCTGGCCACTTGTAATAGGTGTTGCCAGACGGCATATTGTTGCCGTAGCTGATCGTGGACCGGTTGGTCTGGACGATATGGACTTCGTTGACCGGGACGACCCTGCGCAAGGACAGAATGTTTATGGCCAGGACCAGAAGCACAATCAGGATGAGAACAGCGGACACAATCAGAACTATATTCATAAACATCTAAGGTTTAAATCCTCGCAACAGGTTGAAATCGGTCTCTTCCAGACCCCAAGGCGAAAACGACATGCCATCCCCAGAAACTATCTCCACCCACCCTTTAAAGACAGGACGAGAGCCGCGCCCAACAGCGCCAGCCACAAAATCAATAGGACAATCGGTATGCCGACCACCCCCGCAATCGTCCACAAAACCCACATTGGGATGAAGATTGTCATTTGCGGTCTCCGAAGCGTCGCTTATAGTCTGCACAGGTCAGACCAATGGTGTCAGTCATAACGTCGATAAGCTCAGTGCCGACAAAGCATTCGGTAGACTCGTTCATCTGGTGAGTCCAATCGCAAAGTTTGACGGCTGAGGTGTATATTCTCCGTGCCGCTTCCAGCTCCTCACGCATCAATTTTTTTACACCCTTCTCCAAGAGCGCCTTTGCTTCAAGGTCCTTCACTTGTTCGCGCAGCTTGTCACGTTCCTTCATGTATTTAATGGCCTGTTCGTTCGCCACTATCAACATACGGTCGGACTTGGCAGTCTCTTCACATGCACGTTCGGCTTCGAGGGTGTCGATTCTGTCCTGCATGTACATCACTTCCATTCTGACCACCTGCTTCTGGCACCACGTTTACGACGACGCTTTTCAAATCTATCAGGGTTTGGCCCATACCTACCCTCCAAAACTGTAAACTCATCACTGCGTCGATACGCTACGCTTCCACGCCTAACCATCAGAACCCCCTAGTTCCAGAACACGAGCAGCACCAATATAACAATTCCCGCCAATTCAGGTTTTGTCATTGCGACCCCCAAAGTGCTCCAGTAACCGCTTGTGCCAACGCTCTCATTGCTCCGTCGTTTGCCGAAAGCTCATGGCAGACGTCATTGCCGGGGTGACACCCTTACGCCATTCCGCGTTTTCACGTTCGGATACTTCCAGTTTTCGGCTCAAGGCGTCCCGCTGGCTCACGAACGTTTCAATGGCGTCTGCCTTCAGTTCCACCTCTAGTTTATTAATGTCTGCTTGAGCGGCAAAAGCGTCGCGTTCAGCGAGGGCCTTCTTGTAGTTCAACGAAACGATGCGGAAGGCTTCGTTTCTCTTCTCAAGCTCTTGTTGGGTGGATGTCAGGAGGTCCAGAACAGAACGGATATCTTCGTGTGACTGTCTAGCATGTGAATGGAGATTCTCTCGGTATTCGTCTCTGGCGGCATATTTAGAACCTGCCCCCTCTTCCATTTGCCAAGACTCGTCCTGCCCAAGTAAAACAGAAAAAGCACGTAGTCGTTCTACGGCTTTGTTTATGTTAGTCATCACAACACCCCAAAACGTTTGATGTAACGATCAAGTTCATCTTTTGCGGCGTTCACCGACTGGTCGTTTATGGTGACCTCGCGGGGGTCGTCTATGTAATCCTGAAGCTCTTTACGCGCATCAATTATGGCATTTTCTGCCAGCTTAACGCGCTCCCGGGCCTCTTCAAGTTCACGTGCCATCAATGTTGTCATCCTGTGGTCCTATACGAGCTTTGTGTCTCTCAAGCGCTTTTCGCAACACTGGGTGGTCAATTCTGGCGGCAGGGCCAAAATGGAGTTCTCCGAAGGCTGCAGACACAACCTGTTCCATAGAATCTAGGCGTTCCTGCATTCTTTCAAGAATCCGCTTGTCTATGCACGTCACATTGGGGTTGGAGACACGAGGACGACGGGCCTCGTCCAACTCTTTTTGCAAGCTAAGTGACTTATCTTCGAACGCATTGGCGTCTTCCGCTAATTTCTTAAGGGTGAACTTCTGCTTGTTCATCTTGTCAGCCACTAGGCCATCACGCTGTTCACGAGTAGTATGAGGACTCACTTTTTTGTTCACCATGGACCCCACGCCTTCTTTCCACTCAACAAGTATCTGGCATGACGAGTTCTCATGTCCCGCTGTATTTCTTCTGGGTCCGGTTCCGCAAACTGGTCTAAGAGGACCTTGAGGTCTTTGCAGCGAACCAGAACCATCCGTCTACCGTCCAAAACATATTCCTTAGAGCTAGCCTTCAGATATTTCCGTAAACGTTTGACAGCTTGAGACACAGTCACGACGTGCACCCATCACAATCTGGAGAGCAGGGTTGTCCCTCTGTCATCCGAAGGAGTCCCGGGCCATACGGGATGGGGAACCCGTAAATTTCCGACACCAGTTTGAGTTGAGGCGCACCATAGGGTGAATATGAGGTGCTCTGGAATCTCTCCAGTATCTCGTCGTCCCCAAGGAGCCAAACCCAGTATCTCATCTTGGAGACAGACCTGCTTGCTGAAAGACCCCTATGACCTTCCACCTTGCTCCAGGCAAACTCCATATACCTTTTCATCTCCGCCAGGACGGCTTCCCTGGTCAGGTCCATGGGGCTCCAGTCCTTGGGGTCGACCTCGGGTTTCAGGAACTCCTGGGCCATAGCAAATGGCAGATGTGGAACCAGGACTTCGGGTGTGAAGATGAGAAACCGGTTTCCTGCTTCTCGAACCTTTTGGACTATCTCTTCGAGACTTCTCATCAGTCCACCTCGACCAGAGACTTTATGAAATTGCGATACTGCAGAACAGCTTCACGAGCAGCGTCCTGCTCGGTCCCGATATCGATATAATCTTCGTCCGTAGGGACGTTAAAGGGTTCCATAGGGGAATCTTTGGCGAAATACTTGTTCCATGTGTAAGACTGACCAGGGAAGTGAAAATTAGACTCGTCCGTTTCCTTGTAATCCGGAACCCTGAAGGAGTCCACCCAGGCTACCAACTTCTCTTTGGATTCAGAAGCGGCTATTGCAATTTTAGTTTCAGCTCTGCCCCGCATGGGGTTCGACCTTAGAATCCACATCGTTAGGAGACCTTTCACCAGCGGTAGAGGGATAATCTTCGATTAGTATGGAGATAGAGGTAGCATCTTCGGTCAGTACAGCGCGACACCCGGAAGCAAAAACATTCAACACGTCCAGGAGATGTTCTAGAGGAACCAAACGATGCTTAACACCCGACTCGTTCAGAGTCATCTTGATGGATTTGATCATTAGAGTAGCAATATGCCGATATTCGCCATGATCTATCATTTCGCCTTCCTGCTAGACCTTCCAGCCAGATACCCGAACGCAAAGTATAAACACAAGGTCAACAGAACCTTAAGGAGTTCCCATCTTTCACTCGTCACCATTCACCCCAACAGGGTGGTATTCGGGCCTCTCTGATTTCGGAATCCTGGCCACAAAAACAAACTGTTGCATCCAGTTGTGAATCAGAGCCCTGGGGATGTCTCTGGTGAAACTCGCGTAAAAGGATTCTATCAAGTCCTCAGCTTTAACCTGCTCCAGGCATCCGCTGGGCCCAGGAGGATTGGCATCTGTGTGGTAAAACAGAGACGGGTCGGCTGTCTGCTGTCTCCCTATGACTTCGAGTTTGTCGACTTGGTCCATGACCGAATTTGCTAGCCTGAACATACCCATGCGAGACATACGGGGGTTCTCTTCGGCTGGGTCCACCGCTGCTATATCCCGAAGGGCTGTCCTCATGAGACGGAAGGCCGTGGTAGCAGTGTTGTCTTTGGGTCTGGACTCACTCATCGCCATTCACCCCAATCTGGAGAACAGCCTTGGCAAAGTCTTTGTATTCTGGGTCTCTGGCCAAGCTTCGAAGGTCGTCCGAGACCACCGTCCAATAGGTCCGATCAGTGGACGCTTTGAGTAGGTCCTGGTTCTTCCAGACGGCTTCAAGCATCAGGTCCCGACCCTGGTAGGGCTTCACGTCTCCGAGGTCCACCACACCCCCGGTGTACCATTTGCCTCTTGGCTTGTAGAAATCCACCCATATCTTCATTTCGGCTCCACACAATATAGTTCCAGGAATTTGATAGCCTTCTTCATCACGACCCTGGACCGTTCGAGCCTTTTGGACTCTTCAAGCAGGTTGAATTCCACGGCGTTCCTGTAGTTTTCAAGGTCGTCTGGGGAGAGAACGACACCATGGTTCTGAAAGGGACCTATCAGGTGGACAGATACTTCTTTGACCTTGTAGAACAGTTCCTCTCTGGTGGCCTCGACGTCAAAAGAATCTTTCACTCTCGGCCCCCGTCGATGATTCGGATTTGGGGATCGCAATAGGTTTTGACCCAAGACCATGCTTACGGAGACACTCAACATTTCTAGCCATGGAGGCTATGTCGATGCTTTGCGACACCCTATGTTGAATTTCTAGGAGAGCTTCCTTAGAACCTGTGTCGGCGAGCCCACGGAGTTTCCTGGAAGACATTCTGGAGAGGCCCCCTCTTGCCTCTTCAATCTCAACCGCCTTCTTTATGATGACCTGACCGCCGGACATTTCCGCTCGACCCTCCAGTATCATATCTCTGGTGGCCAGAAGACCGATCATCCATATTTTGTGTTCAAGGGCCATGTTGAAGAAGTCTTTGCTTTGTCTCCAGCCGGACGGAGTCATTCTGGCGATGGAATCCACCATGAAGGGACTCGAAGACATCACGTTGACCGACTTTATCCCCATGTCCGCTACACATCTAAGACCCGCTACGGCTGCAGTCCAACAGGCTTCTGGATAACAGGACGTGCCAGTCTCAAACATGCGATTCAAAGCAGGCTCACCGTGACCACCCCCGGTCCAAATGGCCAGCAGACAGGTCGTGTAGCCCGACGAGGGGCTTCTGAGAGAATCGATATACAGCCAGTTCTTTCCAGAGAGAGACTGCAGGATGAGCGGGGGGATGAGTTTCATTGAGGTCCTCAAGTGTAGTTTAGGTTAGTCGTAGAATTGGCTTCCTGGGTTCCTTCTGGGTTTCGGGTTGGGTTTCTGTCCTTTCGAGTGTTTGGTCGATCTTTCCCCGGGGCCGCCGCTGCGGCTCTGCCTTCGCTTCTGCGGCCTTGGACCCCTGGACAGGTTGGTTTGGGAGAGGAGGAAATCACCCCAGACCCACTCATGACAAAGGCCGTGAAGCCCAAGGAGTAGGGGAGATTTCTTCCGTCCATCCAGGGGAGACCCCACGGCATAGGCGAGCAGGCAGCAAATCATAAGTAGCCAGCGAGAGAGGAGAACGGAGCCCCTTCGAGGGGAGCATATTATATCTGTGATGAGAATCTCAAAGAGGTCTCCCCGAGCTGGCCTCCGTTCTCTTCAGGATGACCCTAACTCCTGGAGCCCCACACCAATGATTCTGGCCTTTGCCGATGTTCATCTCCGTGACCGGTCCTCCTTTCCGCCGTTTAATCTGCCAGGGTCCCGGGGGCTCTCCATGGAGCTTGAGAACACCCTCCTTGGATTTGAATTCGTCGCCGAACAGATCCGTCTCCATAAGCCGGAAGCAGTCTTCTTCCTCGGAGACCTCTTCCACCACCCAGATTCCGTGACCACCACGGTCCTGCATGCGGCATCGCTGGGTTTGTCTACCATCTCTTCAGCCTGCGCCACGGTCGGAGCCCATTTCTACCTGCTCCCGGGGAACCACGACACCTTCAACGATGACCTTGGGATTCACTTGCTGTCTGCCCTTTGCCCAAGTTTGAGTCACACCCCCCACGGACACCCCATTCTTCTCGCGGTCGAGAAGACCATTCCCTTGAAAGGCGGACCCTTGGGGGTCGTTCCCTACTGCAAGGACCCTGAAGCTTTCTTCGACAGCCTTCGGAGGATGTCTGAGACCCATGCCGTTCTGGTGACCCATTTCGAGTTCCAGGGGGCTCTCTACGAGACCGGGATTTCGTCCAAATCCGCCGTCCCTTCCTCGCCCTGGCCTTGTCCTATCATCGCTGGAGACCAACATCTGGCCCAATCCGTTGGAGATGTTCACTATCCGGGGTCTCTGGTGCAGAACAGATTCAATCGTATGGACCTGTCCGGGGCCGGTGGGGTTCTGCTGTTCGATTTCGACGAGAACCACCCAGATGGGTACACTGTTCGTCGAGTCAGGAATCACAAGTCGCGCCACTACCTGAAGATGACTCCGGAACATCTGGACACTCTGAAATTCTTCAAGCCAGACGAAGTCATAGTGTCCCTGAGAGCCCCGGAGCTTCCAGACGACATGGCCAAGGTGCTCGGACCCTTTTGGCACGTCCACGTGGTTTCCAGGCTCTCCGAAGACCATTCCGACCACACGCCTTCCGATGCCTCTTCCCCAAGGGAGTCTCTCCGCGAGTTCCTGAGTCAGAACCACCCGGAACTACTTTCAGACTTTGAGGAAGTTTCGAAGGAGCTTATGGACGCGGACTGACCCAATGGTATAAGGTGGAGGTGTACACCAACCCCATGTCTAAACTGGAGACCCCATGAATCTCATGATCGAGTCCAAAACCCTTACTGTGGCCGAACTTGGTGAGAAGGTAACCTGGGTCCCACAGAGCCAGCCTAGGGTGTTCGGGACTATCGCTTCCTTCGACCCCTCCGCCAAAACCGTCACCCTGGAGGATGTTTCTGGCAATGCTGTTCGCGTTCCCGTACGAGAGGTCAGATGGGGTCATCTCATCGAGATGAACGAGAGGAAGCCATGAGTTCAACTCAGCCCGAAAAGCAGAAACTGAGAACTGTGACCGGTGGGACGTGCCCCGTTTGCAGTGACTTTGTGTACAGCTCTTATGGCCACGACTTCCAGACCTGCGCTTGTGGGGGCCTGAGCCTGGACGGAGGACAGGGTTCCTACATCAGAGTCATAGGTAGCGAGGCTATGAAGGTTAAACTTGAAACGAGGACTGTGTCGGGTCTGTTCAAACCTAATCCAGACTGGAAACCAAGCAATGCCGAAAGCCATAATTGAATTCAACCTGCCCGATGAGCAGCCAGAATACGACGCCATAATGAACGCCAAGAAGGAAGCCCAAACTCTTCACAACGTAGTGTATGAGATCTACGGCTTGGCTCGAAACGAACTTAAGCACGGCCAGCGGACCGTGGAGTCTATGGAAGAAGTTCTTGAGAAGATTAGGGTAGAAGCTAGCAAAGGAGCGTTTCCGGATGAGTGATAATTTGACTTTGGCGGTTTGGGTTTTGGCTATCGGTCAGGCAGTGTCTGCAGCAGCGTTCTGGGCTCAGGCTTTCAGAATGAAGTCGAACCATGACAAGTTCATATCTCAGCGTCAGGAGGAGATGGACTTTCACAGGTCTAACCGCGACGACGACAGGGTTTATCGGAAGCTGGACCTGGAGAACCTGGAGATTATGGTTGGTCTCAACAGGTATGAAGCAGACTGTAGAAGGGAGTTGTGGCTTGAACAGAGGGCGATGCGTAAAGCTGCAGAAGAAAGCGTGGCACCTAATCAAGTGGGTTCAAAGAGCGCTCAAATCCATAAAGACCAAGGTCCAGAACCTATTGCGGCTCCAGGAGTTTGACTGCGCTTTTGACGACTGTTTCAGGGAAGGCAGGTGCGTAAGTGGACGTTGTCGGTCAAATTGATGGTCCCGTCTATCAGGACCAGCCCATGACATTTTTGAAGATGCCATATGGGCTCAAGTTCTTTCCGAAAGGGGCAGATGGAGACCTGTGGATTGAGCTGACCCCAGAGGGCACCATTCAGTTCAATGGGTTTTCGTCGACGGACGAAGCCACTCAGGCTTTCATCAAAATCGCGACCGATATCTTTCCTCAGTACGTCGAGGGTCTTGTGGATAGAAAGCTCAAGCTGATGGGCTACAAGTGATGTGGCCATTCAAACCAAAAGTCGAACTTCAGAATCTCCCTCCGGTGTCTATCCTGACCCCGGATGGACAGGCTCACGTGTTGGAATATCCAAAGGTCGTGACTCTGAGGAATGGAATCTCGGGTAGGATCGTAAGCTCGAAACTTCATGTCCCAGGAATCTTGGAAGTCAGGTGTGATTTCATTCCGGGCTTCCGGTCGTGCATGTATATGACCCTGAAAGGCGAAAGCAAGTCGGACACGCTGTTCGATGTCGTGAAGGTGTCCAAATGATGGCCATCTCTGCCAAGCTTCGGGCCCTTTTCATGGCTGGCTACAAAATTCCGACCCCAGAAGAAGAATGGTCCTGTTCAAGGGTGGAGCGCCTTGAAAGACTGTTCGAAGTGGAACAGGAAAAAGTCCGGATACTCAAGAAGGTTTTGTCAGAGATTGTGGACATTCCTCTGGACGACATCGACAACCGCTATGTGTCCATAGAAGCAATGGCAGATGAGGCTTTGACGGACGTTAGGAACCTGGAAATCGAGAACGGCACCCTATGACTAGAAAAACCCCTGGAACCATGGTTACGTTCGAGCTTGATTGGGAAGCCAAAAGGACGCTGGAAAGCGACCCAGACAAGCTTCGAGAGTTCAAACTGATGGTCAACATCGACCCGGACTCAAATACCTTTGGATTTAGTCCGATTGTCGGAGTCCTTGAAGATGTCGTGAGGATGATAGGGCCGGTCAAGGTTCTAAAGGTATGGGATGCGGTAGAGGGCAATTTGGCGTCCCACCTGATGTTAATCCACGACAAGCTTGAGCGGTTAACGTCGGACACCAAAGCAAGTCTGAACGAGAAGGTCCATGTCCACGTGGGTGGATTTGGGCTTATGTTGATAGATGAAGTCAAGGTTCTGGAAGACTTCTGCACCATGGAGCTTGCAAAAGAGCTAGAAGTGGGGTGGAAGATTCTGGCTGTCTGTGTTCAGCCGGACCAGAGAAGACCAGATTATGTCGTAGGACGAGTCAAACCGAAAGAATGTTAACCATAAACCCAAGGAGCTACCTAATGATGAAATTCGAATCCGCTGACCCTTTCGAACACGAATTGCCCGTTCCTGGGGCAGTTAACCTTGAAGAGGAAGAATCCGAAGACGACGAGGACTCGGACGAGGATGATGAAGACCTGGAAGTCATGGATGAAGAAGAAGAAGATGACGACTCGGACGATTGGGATGATGAGGATGAAGACGACGAAGAAGATTCGGACGAGGAAGAAGACGAATGACTCGTAATATCTTAGAAGTGTAATAGTCCTTTAAGGAGACATCGTGGAAAAGAATGAAGTCCTGGACATCAAGTTCGAAGATTTGACGGACACCGTCGAAGGCATGGTCAGGGTTCTGACCAACGACTTCAATCAAGAAGCCAGTTTCACGATTTTCACTGCTCCACTGGTGGGCGCGATTGCTGATGATATCTTGTACGAACGAGGACACGACGCAGAAGGCGAGTATGAGTTCAAAGTCTCCGGAGTCCCAGACGGAGAAATGTTCGACGAGGCCATGGGCAATTTCATCAGGCGTTTGCTGGTGGAAAATGGTCTCGGGAAATCCCTCAAGATGACTATTCACCTTGGAGACTCCGATTACATGGACTATGCCGTCGAAGTCGAGTGGAAGGCGGAATGACTCCTTCAGTGGCCCTATACATATGTTCGCTAAGTCTTTCGTCCGTTTTTTCTCCAAAGGCCAGAGACGAAATGCTGGTGGATGCTTTGCGAAAGGCCAAGTTCGACCCGAGGGTCTCGACTTTGGATATCCGGGTCAAACCGTCCTATTGGCATTCGTGCTCTCAGGCTCAAAAATTCTCCAATAGATGGACCTCAAAAGTCATCGAACGGGAGATGGGTCACGCACCTGTCAACGTCATATTCACCTGCCCCGTCGAATGCGAACCGGGGGTCAGGACGGAGTCCTTTTCCAAATGACTGAAGTTCCTACCAGACTTACACATTGCATCGACGGGTTCCAGTCCAAGACGGCCTTCGAAGCCCACACCGAGGCAGACAGGCTGGGCAAAGGAAAAAGCAGACCCAAACCCTTGCCGTGTGTCGGCTGTAGGGGCTGGCATTTATGGACTCCAGACTCCGTCCAGAAGATAATGGACGTTGTCGTTGAAGAGAAACCACCTTTGGAGTCCACGAATGTCGAAGTCAAAATTCAGTCGGGAACAGATAGCCAAAGCCCTGCTCCTGGAAGAAACCGGAAGTCTGGAACCCGACGCTTCGGTGATATATTCAAGCTCGACTGCAGCGGTCGCGATGGAGTGCCTGGGGCTTCTGAAGGACCCTGAGGACATCGAGTACGCTTCCACCAGGGGAGGATGTCATCTTACGATGCCGGACGGCGATATCCTGACCGTCCGGGACCTGTTGGACATGTTCGTCTCGGAGAAGCCCCAAGATGACACCCTCTGACCGTAAGTTCCTGAACCGTCTCGGGGCTCTGGGGCTGGTGCTACTTGTCTCTGGTGGGGTCCCGGTGGCCATGTTCTTTGCGGATATGGTCAGACCTGAAATTGTGGCTTTGAATCCGGACTTCCTTATCATATCCGTGTGTCTGTTGTTGTCTGGTGCAGTAATTTCGGCTGGGGTATTATGGATAGTCAGCACCTTCACAACAATCGAACGCGGGGGCCGTTAAAATGGCGGATATTTTAGGGCATTACGCATCCCATGTAGACGAATCCAAGTTGCTCTCTGCTCTAAAGCTCAAAACCACCGTGGAAGAATGCGACGTTAGACTGGCCTCGCCATTCACGATGGTTCCTGCTTCGAAAGATTCCTTTGCAGTCAGGGTCATAGAGGACAGGAAAGACCTTCAGGTCGCCTTGCTCGGTCTGGTTAAGGACTTCACTGATGTCGAGAACGGCATGGTTATGCTCCTTCAGGCTTTTGGGACGGTCCTGGAACAGATGTTAGCGTCTCCCACTAGAGACCAGTCCATGAGTGATCAGATACGGAACTTCCGGGCTTTGTTGAACGAGGCCATGGAGGAATATAAATCCAAAAAGGAAGCTCTGCCATGGACAGAAATAGTGTCGTCTTGAAATCTGGCAGGTTTAGCCTGTATTCAGAGGACCAGTCCGTAGGTGATTCTGGTCCCGCGTTCGAATGCCTGGACCCAGAAACTCTCGAAATAGTTGGAGTCGCTGGCGAAATCAGGGTTGGCCATTTGGCCAAGTGTGGGTCTATCTTCGCTCGGTCTTATCAGTCTCAGGATTGGTGGAGGACTTCTCCAGTCCTTGAGATTCTGTCTGTGAACGAAGACTCGACCGAGGTCAAATTTCGGACACGTTCTCGAACGTACGTGGCCAAATCCTTTTGAAGGGATATGGGACGTTCTCTTCATGGCGAACTTCTGCTTCGACGGAGTGCGGATGACGAGACCGGCCCCCAAAAATCCAAGAGGTCCCAACAAGCCCAGGCCAGATGTGAGACCGGTCATTCTGGCATCTTTTGACCGGCATGTCAAAGTCCAAACTCCAGAAGCTGTTCAGAGATGGCTTACCAAGTGTCCAGCCGGAACTTTCAGGGTTTTGGCTACTCACATGGGGGTCACCCATAAGACTTTAAGGTCTCTTGCGTTCGGCTTTGCCTTTTTGGGTGTCACCATGGACCAATACAATTTCACCAAGTTCCAGATTGCTATGGCCCGGTTGAGAGAAGAGGTGTCCAAATGAGTCCAGATTTGGTCAAGGTCACGGTGGCTATAGTTCTGACTGCCTGGGGGGTCTTCAACTTAGTGGCTGAGACCAGACTTTGGGTGTTCGTTCGAAATCTTAAGAGGTCTAGATTGGACGCCAAACGAATGCAGTCGTTTGCCAAAGCTAGGTCGCAGTGCAACAAGTTCATCTACGGAGAAAACTCATGATAGCCTACATAACCCTGAACGCAGGCGGCATTGTCCACGAACTCAAGGTTCAAGCCTCCGCCTACGAAAATGTCGTAGCCAAATTCCGTGAGTCTTGGGCGAACGAGGGTGCAGACTTCGATATAGACTTCTCGGATGATAAGCATCTCTTCAGGGTGTCGTCGAAAGCTATCAAATCCATGACTGTAGGTTTTTCTGAAGTCTCGGACGAGTGGGACACCCTGTCTCTGACTTTTGCCACCGGTCAGGTCTTCGAAGCGGAATTCGTCACGAAGGCTGCTCTGAATGACTTTTATGATACGGCGTCCAAAATTCTGGGCAGGACTCCGTCTGGTCAGGCTGTTCTGTTCAATCAGGGACAGAATGCCACCGGATATTTCGTATGGGACTCGCCTCTCGTATGCGTTAGGAACTGACCCTGGATGAGAATACAATTCACCAGGATTTCTGCCGAAAATTTCCTGTCTTACAGAGAATTTGACCTGGAGTTCCTTCCTGGGCAAACCCTATTATCTGGTTTAAATACAGATACTGGGTCGTCAAATGCTAGCGGGAAGTCTTCAATAGTCGAAGCTATCCTGTTCGCCATTTATAAGAAGACTCCGAGAGACCCAAGGGACCCGACCCACAAGAAGGGCGGAAACCTGAAGGTCTCCTTGGAATTCCGGGTCGCGGGCCATGGTTTCAGGATAGACAGGTACCTTAAGCATAGGGAATTTGAATCCCAGGTTCATCTGTTCCGAGATGGCGAGAATGTGTCTCACAGGCTTTCGAGCATGGTGGACGCTGAGATAGCTAAGCTAATACCACTTTCGTACGAAACCTTCATTTCCACGGTTCTTATAGCCCAGGGAATGCCAGTCAACTTCTCCAGGTTGTCCCCTACTCCTCGAAAGGTGTTCTTCGAGGAAGTCGTTCAAATGGGCATATGGGATTCGTTTCGGGAGAACTTGGGCCCCAAGATAAAATCTCTGGACAAGTCCCTGAAGATTCAATCCGCGTCCTACGCTGCTCTGGACAAAGAAGTCGCCACTCTGCGTAAGGAAATTGAAGTCCTGTCTTCCATCACCTCGGACAGAGAACTGGACATCCAATCCAAGATCAAGGACCAGGAATTCCAGCTTGCCGAGATCCCGAATTTGGATTCTCAGGCAGAAGCTCTCGACAGAGCCCTCCAGAAAATCCAGGCCCTGGGTGTGGAACTCAGGATGAAGGAACGCGCGGTCGAGTCTGCTAAAGAGTCTCTGATAAACTCTTCCTGCATGGCCTGCAATCGTCCGTTTGAACAAAGCCACATCGAAGCCCAAAGAGCGGCTGTCGTTAGCCTGACAGAAGAACTTCAGATTTTGAAGGACTTGAACCATAGGGCGGTCTTGAGGTCCAAGAAGCTGGAGGTTTACGAGAGGGAGCGCAACGCCCGAGAGACAGCTAGGGCTCAGGTCAACACCAATCTGACCAGACTTGCCGCTGAACTCGCGTCCTTGTCCCAGTCCGTGGATATACAGGGGAAGTCTGAGAAGCTGATGGAGCTGGCCTCGAATGCTAATGCCGTCCAAGAGCAGCTTCTATCGTTGGAGTCCAAGCGGGAGTCTTTGCAAGCTCTGTATGACATCCTGTCCCCGTCTGGGGTCTTCAGGTCGCGAGTCCTGGGGGGACACCTTGAGACCCTCAACAGAATCCTGTCTCAGATTATCGGTTTCTTCTTCTCATCCATGACCTGTCGGATTTCTCTGTCACCCAAAGAATCCGGTCTCGAAATTCAATGTTTCGACGGGGGAGAGCAGGTCGAGTTCAACGGGATGTCTGGGGGGGAGAAGCGTCGGTTCGACGTGGCTATCGTTCTCTCCATACAGAAGCTAATGGAACACTCGTCTGGTGTGTCGTTCAATCTCGCAGTCTTTGACGAGGTGTTCGATTCGCTGGATGCTTCCGGGGTGTCTTCTGTCTTGGAAGCTCTGGAGGAAATGTATGGTCAGGAGAAGTGTATATATGTAGTGACCCACATGAGCGAGCTTAAGTCCAGATTCAATCAATTCATCCACGCTGTCAAGAGAGACGGCGTATCCTACTTGGAGTGAACTACAATGACCACACTATATTCGGGCAAAGTCGTCGGTATCACCTTTTCTCCAGCCAAAGAAAACGTTCAGGCTCTCCAGGTCATCATGGAGAACTCGGACCGGGATGACGCCGAGGTCGTGGCCAAGTTGAAGGCTGAACCCCAAAACAAGTTCGACAATAGAGCGATCGCTGTTTTGGCCGGTCTTCGAATCCCCGGCGAATCTCTGGAATCTGTGAATTTCATGCATGTTGGCCATATTCCTAGGACCAATACCGAACCCATCCACAAAGCAGGGGTAGAGAATGTCCAAGTCTCGGTCGAGCAGCTCAAAGAATACGAATCAAAAATTGCGGGCATTGATATCAAAGTCACCTCTCCCGGTTGAGGAAGTCAAGGCTCCGAAGAAGCCGGTAAATGGCAGGTCCAAGGGGAGTGCGTTTGAGCGCAGGATCGCAAAGCTGTTTACAGAAAAGTTCGGGGTGGAGTTTAAGCGGACTCCGATGTCCGGTGGCTGGACCCCGGTGGGGGACATCACCCCCAAGGACCCAACGGTGGCTGGTTGTCTGCCCTGGGTCATCGAATGCAAGTGTCGGCAAGGGTGGAAGTTAGAGTCTGTCTTCACCAAGGCCGCTGAGAAGTCCTTCCTAGATTGGTTCGCTCAAGCCGAACGTGACGTCAAAAAATCAGGCATAGACAAGAAACCCATGGTAGTGTTCTCCAAGAACCTATACCCAAGTCTGGCCATGATGAAAGTCGCCGATTTCGAAGCTTCCTTCGATGGTGAATTCGGAGAGGATTCCACGGTGCTCTTTTGGAGAGCAGCCGACCGGGGGTTCTTCATCCTCCTGCCCTTCGAAGAACTCCTCCATCGATACATCCCCGGGTCGCACCCGGTATTCGAATCACATTTACCCTCTGCCTGACCCCGTTCTCATCATAGACCAGTCACAACAGGAGCATCCTAGACAATGGCCAATGCTAACAGCGTCAGTTTCCTCAAGAAGGTCCTCTCTGGTAAGACCCCTGGACGCAGTGGTGGAGATCTTGAATTCTACAAGTTCCCAAACGGGACTGAGGAAGTCAAAATCCGTGTTTTGCCCAAACACCCACAAATGGAAATGCCGTTTAAGATCGGCATGTCCCACTATCAGATGCCAGACAACAAGATGTGCAAATGTTTGCGCATCTATGATTTGGAATGCCCCGTGTGCAACGTCCTCACGGAATTCGAGCATCGCATCGACACTTCCAGAATGGCTTCTGCACCCCAGATCAACTTCAACGCTCTGATTTTGTCTGACAAAACCAAGGCGAATATCGACCCCAATCAGGTCCACATCGCGTCTGGGTCTAAAGCCTTCATCGACCTCATCATGGCGTGCTGGGAAGACGAAGATGAGCGGGTTTTCTTCGACCCGAAGCTCGGTCGTGACCTTCGAGTTCATCGTAAAAAGAAGGGCGGGGCCTTCGACATCCGTCCGTCGATGTCGGCCCGTGCTATTGCTCCCACAGCAGATGGGATCGAAGCCATTCTGTCCAAGCTCTACAACCTCGACAAAATCTTTCCAGACCCCTCGGACGACAAAGTCAAAGAAGTTCAGGAGATGGCGGATGCCCTCCGTGACCATTTCGAAAACAATCTCATGATGAAGGCTGAGACAGGGTCGGTGAAAGGTCATAACGACCATGACGCTGATGAAGAACCTGCCGGTCTGAAGAAGGAAGCCCAGAAATCTAAGACTGCTTCTTCCACGTCCACCCCTCGTCCGGCTGGGGCTCCGGCGTGCTTCTCAAATCCGAAGGTTTACAATCCGGAAACGGAAGTGTGTGGCGATTGCCCACATGAATTCTCGTGTGCCAGCGCCATCAAGAAAATGTCCAAGAAGGAAACCACGACACCTTCGGAGGAAGACTAGCGGGAGTGCCGTTTTGAGTCGAAAAACTGGTAAATGGCCGGACATTTGACTGAGGGATGAGTTAAAAAGTGTATGGCAAAGGGCGAGTTGAGCTTTTAAAAGAAGAAACTTTCCAGCGGTTCAACATCCACCCTGACCGAGTCGAATCCATGCCAAGGGTTAGAGCCGTAGTCAGGTGCACCCGCTGTAATGCAGAATTCCTCAGGGAAGTTCGAAAGCTATACCAACTACACAATTGTCCTACGCGTCAAATCAGAGACGACGGAGTCGAGCTTAAGTGGTGCAACACATGTGGCCAGTTTTTGACTTTGGCAGCGTTTTCTAAAAACAAAGCTAGGCATGATGGTCTGTCCGCTGTATGTGTGGATTGCAAAAAGTTGAGTTCGTCGAATGTTAGAAAAGATATCGCAAATGCAGCTTTAAACAAGTCAAATATTCAACATTGGATACGGCGTTTGGTGTACGCTAAGCGCAAGCATTCCAAGAAGTTCGGACTAGAATTTGACCTGACTCCAGATTACCTGAACAAACTGTGGTCAGAGCAGAACGGTAGATGTCACTACTTCGGGTTGATGCTCAGGTTCGGTGAAAAACATCTGTGTTCCGCTCATCTGGAGAGGCTAGATAGCAAGTCTGGTTACGTAGAAAACAATGTGGTGTGGTCCTCTAAAATAGCCAATTTGGCCAAGAATGACGCTGACGAAAAACACTTTCGCGAGGTGTTAAGTCAGATTCGACTAATCCATCCAGACGTCAACCTTAGAAATGTCGGAGGCAACTTGTTAAAACCACTGATTGTTAGATGGAAAAAAATCCATCCGGAAGCTGTTAAACCCACCAAAGGATACGAACAGGACGGAGCTTATGACGTTTATGGTGTCGAAGGGGCTGAAGTGGCACCTGGAGACCATATCAACGTTGGGACTGGGCTCGCGGTAGAAGTCGGGGAAGGGTGGAGCTATGACCTGCGTGGTCGGTCAGGTCTGTCCCGAAGAGGCATCCAGGCTTCCTTGGGTCTGTGTGATGCCTTTTACCAAGGCGAAATTAGAGTCGTGTTGACCAACTTCTCGAAAGAGACGTACATAATCCAACCCGGGGACCGGATTGGTCAGCTTAAGTTCAATCCCGTTTTCGACCCTGAAGTATGGGAAGAGGTCGCTGAATTTGAACATGTTCCTGGAACGCGCGGGGCCAACGGCTGGGGCTCTTCTGGACGGTGAGATTATGAAAGTCAAGTTCATTAAGTGTACTGAGTTCCAGGCAACGGAAATCGCCCGTCGCCATCCCGACCTCTTGGATTTGACGACCCCAGAGGTCACAGCCAACACCTGTGTGATAATCGACGATTTCCATGGGATTATCCCCAGAGTCGACAACGACCCCAAATCCACGAACTTTGGGGTCCTGACCTGCTCGCTTGATTATTTCTTGGACAACTACCATTCGATTCGGCAAGCGGAATTTTTGTCTTTGTCTTCAAAGAGGTCTAGTTGAAATATGGCGACTAAGAAAGCGAAAGCCAAAGACCCAATTCCTGAACCCCAAGAAGCTGCAGACTTTTCCATGTCTGACTTTTTGGATGGAGACGACGAGGTCAAGACCTTTCAGGAGGAATTGTCCTCGGACCTTGTCCACATGTTTCCCCTCAATTGCCCACCGATCGACATCCCATTCGGCGGTGGACTGCCTGGGGGTAAAGTTGTCGAGCTTTTTGGGAAAGAATCGTCCGGAAAGAGTACCCTGGCCCAAGAGTTCACCAAAGCTTTCGCCAACTATTGGAAGGCCAGAAACGATGACAGATATGCGGTTCTCTGGATAGAGTCTGAGTCTGCCATCGACAAGGTTCGAGCCTCCTACATGGGGTGCCCTATCGACAGGTTCGTCTTTCACGAGACCGACACGGTCGAGGGTGGTCACACCAAGATTAAAGAGTTCCTGCAGCGCTGCATAGTCAAAAAGAACATGAAGCTCCTCATCGTGTGGGACACAATCGCGGCTGTCACCACCGAGAAGACCAAAGAAGCCTCTTTCCAGACAGCCAAAAAGAAGGTCAAAGGGTCGACGGACGACGAGGATGACGACTCCAAAGAAAAGGCCATGAACCCCGGTGGCATGATGGAGAAACCCCGTAAGATTCGTGAGATGTTCAGAGACATCACGACCGAGCTTGGTTTGACCCATTCCTGTTTCATCGTGGTGAATCAGGTGACAACGCAAGTCGGAACGTTCTCCCGTCACGGCCCTGTCCTGGACTCTTCGGGTGGCTACGGGATCAAGCACTACGCTTCTATTCGGGGTATGGTGTCTTCAGCCAAGACTGCCAAGGAAGTGACTTACGAGGATGGGTCCAAAAAGCGGTTTTACGAGTGTTCTATCAAGATGATTAAGAACAAGCTCACCGGCATGAAGGACTACGATCTGGTTTATTTCCTCAACCCCGAAGAAGGGGTGGACATTTGGGAAACCCAGTGGGCATTCCTCCGCAAAAACGCGATATTCAAGCCCAACGGCAACTTCCTGACAGTGTCCTGGCCGGATTCTTACGCCAAGGAACCTGTGGACGAACCCAAAATGCTGGACCTTAACATCCAGACCTCACGCATCTACCGGAAGAAGTGTGAAGAACTCCCTATCATCAAAGAGTGGTCGGACTACAAGATCTACATGCATTTTGCCGCTCTGTCTCCGTTGACCAAGATTAAGAACATCGTCAAAATCTGGGCCTACGAGATGAAGTTCTTCGGCAAGCAGCAAACTCTGCTTACAGAGAAGGAAAAGGAGGCTGCTCAAATCCTCCTGGACGCGGCCAAGTGAAATTCAAAGCTAAGGGCTACCTGATAAGGTTGATAGAAGCCACCGACGCCGAGGTCAGCTTCCTGAACGCTACCTTCACTTGGTATGTCAGAGAGGGGACTCTCAAGGACCTATTGCCGGAAGACTATATCAAGCCTTCTCAGGGTTCTAAGCGAAATCAGATTTGTAAAGTGACTCGGATTCTCGGGAACAAGGTCTATTTCAGAGAACCGGGGTCGCCTGCCGAACAGGCTCTTCCTATATTTCAAGTCACTCGCATGGTCCAGATTCGTCTGGTCTGGGGGTCCTTGGACAATCTGAAGACCTACAAGAATTTGTATTCTCTCATCAAGAAAAAATCCCCGTATCCGGTCGAACTCGTCGACGACGTGGAACCCACACCCAAGGACAGGCTGAAACTATCCGAACTCCAAGTCGGGGAGTTCTCGCTGTATCCATATCAGGTGGCTGCTATCAACGCTGCAGTTACCCATAAATCTGGGATACTCGTCCTCCCCACGTCGGCTGGAAAGACCCTTTGCGCAATAGGCTTCCTAAAGACTCTTTTGGACAGGGGAGACCTGACCTCGTCCAAAAGGGCCGTTGTGGTGGTCCCGACCACGGCCCTGATTCACCAGTTCGTGGACGATTTCAAGGTAGAGCCGCTATTCGAATCCAGAGTGTCGTCCTGGGACGGTAGGTCTAAGAAGGGAAATCTGATAACCGTAGCCACGTTCCAGTCGCTGGCTTCGGGAATCAAGGCCAACGACCCGAAGACTCTGGAACTCCTTGAAGCTGCAGACACTTTCGTCATAGACGAAGGGCACGGGATGCGGTCGGAGTCGGTTTCTTCTATCGTAAAGCATTGTCACGAGTACAAGTTTAAGATAGCTATGACGGGTTCTCCGTTCCTCAACGAGGACCCCACCAAAGACCCTGGCGATGCCATGGTTTGGGCTATGTCCGGTGGCCCCATTTTCTCCATAGACTACAAATTCCTGATCGACAACGGATACATCGCGGAACCCGTGATGTGTTTCAAGCCTATCGGCTCTCCCACGTCGTCGGGCTTCAACTTTCAGAAGGTCTACGACGAAAATATCGTTCAGTCCAGGGACAGGAATTTGCATATAGTGAAATCCGCGCTGGAAATGGTCAAATGGGGCCATCAAGTCCTGATCCTGGTGCAACGTCTGGAACATGCCCGGACCCTGATGGAGGCTTTGAGGCAAGTCAGGGTAGTTTGCGCGTTCGGGGGCTCTAAGGGCCTTATTGTCGACCCCTTGGGTCAGGTCGAAGATTCCCCTATCGACTACGATTCAGTTCGTTATCAGGTGGCCGGGGGTGAAATCGATATCCTGATAGGGTCGTCGGCTCTAGATACGGGTTTCAACATTCCCTCCATTGGGGCCGTGATCCTGGCTGGTGGGGGCAAATCTGCCATCAAGTCTCTGCAAAGACTGGGTCGAGGGGTTCGTAAGAAAAAATCTGGCCTCAATCGGGTCTACGTCCTCGACTACATGGACAAAAGTCACGGGTTTTTGCTGAATCATTCCCGAACCCGGCTTCATCTGTACAAACAGGTTGGAGCCACTATTCTGACAGACGACAAAGAATTCTGGCGTCAAATAGCTTCTCACAACGACAAGGAAGTTTAATCTATATGTCCGCTTTGAATATAGATACTCACGCGCACCTCTCAGGCTCTGTCTCTTCTGACGCTCTTTGGGAGATTGTCGTTGAATCTGGGGTCAAGCTTTCAGTTCGGACCTACAAAGAATTCGCCCGGACAATGCAGATGGGCAAAAGGGAATCTCTGGAAGTATATCTGTCACTCCTCCATGAGATAGACCGTCTGCAGTCCTCCCCTATGGGTGTGGAGCTGTCGTCGTTTAACGCCTTCAAACATGCCGCTCTGTCTGGAGTCGACGTTCTCGAAGTTCGCTTCAATCCGGTCAAGAGGTCCCTTAAGGGACAAATCGACCTCGACGCCATTATCCAGTCTGCTCTGTCCGGGATGAGGAGAGCTTGTTGGACTTACGGTATATCCGGTAGTTTGGCCTTTTGCATGGGTACCGACTGCACCCAGAACGAGAATGAAGCCATCTTGGCTAAAGCCATCAAATACAAATCCTCGGACGGAGTGAGGGCCATAGATCTTGCTGGGCCTTACGGTGTCCAGCCCTACGAGAATTTCAGGGCGCTTTTTCATCAAGCGTCGGACAAAGGTTTAGAAACTACCTGTCACGCGGGTGAAGTCTTAACGGATGCCACCGAGTCCGAGCTTGACTATGTCATCCATGAGCTTAACGTGAGGCGTATCGGGCATGGGATTTGGATACTAAAGTCCCCTGACCTCGTGGAAGCTGCTAAAAGCCGTGAGATTATGTTCGAGGTGTGTCCGTCGTCGAACCTAGCTTCGGGCGCTGTCCGCTCGGTGGCCGATATGAAGCGGATAGTGACCGGGTTCCAGCAGTCTGGACTTAGTTTTACTATTTGCACCGACGCGTTCGCTTCTTTAGAGACTTCTCTCATCAGAGAACGCGAGTTCCTGCTTCATCCGCTTGAATACCTTGAAAGAGAGTTCGGACCAAACGATGGCACCATTTGACCTAGCTAGCTTAGGCGAAATATCTCCCAAGGGGGAGGTCAGGTCATACTGTCCATTTTGCGAGTCTCTGGGGCATCGGGTCACCCACAAGAACCTGACAGTGAATGTCCGGAAGGGCCTTTTCTTCTGCTACAGATGCGAATCTAGGGGTGCCATCAGGGAACTCGGGCTGGCTGCTCAGGACAGCAATGCGGTTTCCGAGAACCTGTCCACCCTGAAAGCCAGACTCCTAGGACCAAAATTCCCTACGGTCAAATTCGATTTAGACCTGATTTCTCTGCCTCTGACCAAAGAGAAGACACCAATAGCCTATGACTTCATGACCAAGAAGCGTAGGTTCACCGACGCTGAGATAGAAAAGTATGGTCTCCGAACAGGGGTGACCTATTTCGAGGGCGAGACGAAGGTCTCCAGGTGGTCAGGGCGCGTTCTGTTCCCATTCGTGGAAGACGGAGAAGTCACCTACGTCGTTGGTCGTAGCTATATTGATGCCAATATTAAGTATCTGAACTCGGTCGGAGACAAATCGGGTGTGATCTATGGTCTGGATTCTGTGACTTCCGACCCTTTCATTCTTTGCGAGGGTATCATATCCGCGATCGCGGTCCATAGGTCCACAGGGATTCCCGCCGTCTGCCTCTTGGGAAAGAACTTGACCGACATACAGATATCCAAGCTACGGTCGAGGTCGGATGAAGTTTATGTTTGTCTCGACGGGACCGAGGACGTGACTGTCCAGACTCGGAATCGAATGCATCGAAGATTTCTGCAGGCCGGGTTCAAAGTGAACTCGGTCATCCTGCCGCTCGGCAAAGACCCAGATGAGCTTTCAACCAGAGAGTTCAAGTCTCTTGTCCGAACAGCTCGTCGTGTCCACATGTAAACGTTTTCTCTGTGGACCACCCTCAAAGGAGCCTAAAATGCTGACCCCCAGGGAAGCTGAACTCTTTAAACTCCGTCTTCTTTTGACCCTGGCTCTGTTCCAAGGAGTCGCGGCACGTGGATAGTGAAGACCTTGTCGAGTCTATGTATTCGCTTGAGTTCCAGCGACGGGTCCTCAGGCTTCTGATGTCTGATGTGACCTTTGCACACCAATATGGGTCGGAACTCAAGCCAGAATACTTCGAAACGTCCCCTTGCAGAATCCTGCTGGAGCTAATCAAAAACCACGTCTACACCTACGAGACACCAATAGATTCGGACCTCCTGTCGGTCAAGGTCGAAGAATACATCATGCACGGGCGCGATGTGAACTCCGCCATGGCCAAGGAACTCGCGACCGAAGCCAGGGTGATAGCCAAGGTGGACGTTGGGTCCGACCGCTCCGTCATTGAGTCCATGATTTCGTTCGTTCGCAGGCAGGCCCTGAAGATCGCTCTCTACAAGTCCGTCGAGGTGTTCGAACAGAACCAGCCTTACGAGAGATGCATCAAACTCATCGACGATGCGGTAGCGGTCGGGGTCGGTAACCGAGTCGGGATGGAATTCAAGGACCTCGCTTCTTTGCCAGAAATTTACAGACTGGCCTACGACCGGTCGAAGCTTTGCACCACAGGGTTCCCGTCTTGGGATGACTGCCTGATGGGGGGCTTCGGGGCTGGGGAACTTCACGTGTGTTGCGCTCCTCCCAAGAGCGGCAAAACGAGTCTAGGGGTTTGCATCGGTGCAGCCAACCTGAAAGCCGGTAAGGTCGTCTTCCATATCTCGCTCGAAATCAAGCTTATTGACTTGGCGATGAAGTATGCGATGAACATGACCGAGATGACCATCGACGATATCATCTCGGAGAACAACCCGCAGTATGCCCAGCGGATGAACAAGTACAACAAGGTCAAGCCCAACCTTTACATGAACTACTGGTCGCCGAACACTATCAACACGACGACCATCCGGGCTTGGATAACGAAGGTCATGACCAAGACTGGTCAGAAGCCAGACATCGTTCTCATAGATTACGACGACCTTTTGATTCCGTCTGGGGGCAAAGACGAGTCTATGTATGAGAACTCTGGCAAGATCTACATGGACCTCATCTCGCTGGCAGACTCTCTGAAGTGTCCAATCGTCACCTTCGCCCAGCCCCAACGAGACTCCTGGGATAACGCCAACCAGGACAAGCTTCTGAAGGCTGACAATCTGGCCCACTCGGCAAAAAAGGCCCACCTGCTGTATTCCATCACTACCCTGAACTTCACCGACGAATCTGACAACGGCATCTTGTTCGTTGATATGGTCAGACGCGGAAAGGGCAAAACCAAAATTCGAGCTAAAAGAGATATGAGCATATGTTCGTTTGTGGAATTGGAGTCTGGATATGAATAAGATTTGCAGAGAGTGTGGTCTCTTTTCTCAATGCCAGACCCCAAGAACCGCTGGGATGGGGAACTCCACGAATCCAGATGTGGTTCTCATCCTTCCGTTTCCAGAAAAGAAAGACGATTTCGGGAAGGCGTTTGAGGGCCCCGTGGCCACGTCGATTCGAGCCATGCTACCGGATGATGACTCCTGGTATTTGACCTATTTGGTCAAATGTCCGAAGTATGAGAATTCCATCTCCCGGGAGTCCTTCGCCGAACCTTCGGATAAACAGATATCCCAATGTTCGAACTATCTGGGCATGGAACTGCAGTCGTTCGAATCCAAACCCCGGGTCATGGGCTTTGGAGCGCTGGTGGCCAAATCCCTGCTCAAGGATAAGGAATTCAAGATAACCAAGGACAGGGGTTCCACCAGACCGGCTACGGCTGGGGGTGTGAAATTCGACCTCACGGTGAACCTGGACCCACGACACGCCGAAAAATCTCCGGCGATGACCTCCGAACTCAAGACCTACATCGACAGAGTGTTTAGAGGGGGTGGAGAGCACCTGCAGGTGGATGGCAAGAACCACAACAATCTAGAGTCTAATGAACGGTTCGCCACCTTGAATCCCGACGACTCCATGGCCTACATGGACGAAGCCTTGAGGCTCTACAAGGCTGGCGAGATTTCCTACGTCATTTTTGACCTTGAAACTTCGGCCCTGACCCCTTGGGATGGCCGAATCATCATGGCATCGTTTGCCCACGACGCGGATTCCAGAGGCATCGCCATCCCTCTAGAGGTCACTAATGTGGTTCACCACAAGGACCTATCCTTCAAGTGCCCAGAGACCCCGTTCAACGTGTCTGAGTCGGAACGGGCCAAGCTGCTGTCCAAGATAGGGGAGGTCATCGAGACTATCCCTATCGTTGGTCACAACCTTCTGTTCGATATCCGTTGGATTCTGTATCACAATGTCGCGAAGGCATCCAAGATCAGGATTCTGAACGATACCTTCAACTCGTCGGTTCAGTTCAACTCGATGGGCTTTGGAATCGACAATTCTCTCAAGGGTCTCTGCCGCAGGTATTTCGACGTCAAAGACGACTGGGAACTTCAGGTCCAAGAGTACCTCAAGAAATTCAAGCTTATCAAAGAACGGACTTACTCCAATATCCCTACATCGGTCCTAGGGGAGTATGCGGCTCTCGACTCCTATTTCAACCGCTTGCTGTTTAAGCATTTCGAGCATGTCATACCTGAAGGTCAAAAGAGGATGGCCGCGTTTGTGACCGAGGCTATCCCTATGTTCGCTGATTGCGAAACTTCTGGGATGTATATGGATATGGAGGCGTGGAAGTTCCTGGAGACTTCTTACACCGAATATCTGGTTCGCAAGCGTGCCGAACTCGACGCTCTGCCCATCGTCGACGCCTATACGGCTCCCTATCTCGCGCCTCTCATCGAGGCGAATCTCAAAAAGAAGAAACCAGTCTCCATGGAACAGCTCCGGGAGAACGCTTTCAACTTGAACAACGCGGCTAAGGTTTCCGAAATCGCCTACGACAAGAGGTTTTACGCTTTGCCAGCCATGGAAGACTTCATGACTGAGAAGAAAATGCCGTCCCTCAACAAGGACGCCAGAGGGTTCTTTCTAAGCAAAGTTCTCGTCGACACCCATCTGGAAACGTTAGAAGAGAAGGACCCGGTCAAGGCTGCGAAATGGCGCGAGGCCAAGCTCTTCGTGAAGAAAGTTTCCGAGTTCAAGCGCATATCGAAGCTGCTTAAGGACTACGTCTATTCGATGCCGAACTCGGCCCACAACGGACTCTACAAGCCTGAGTTCAGACTGAACGGGACTGTGACTGGAAGGCTCGCCAGCGCGTTCCACTCAATGCCCAACAGGTGCGACCTCAAGAGGCTCATCTCGTCTCGGTGGAGGGAGGACGGCGGAATCATCGTGGCCGTGGACTTTAGCCAGCTCGAACTTCGGGTTGTGGCCGCTGTCGCCCAGGAACCAAGTTTCATCGAGCCGTTCAAGCAAGGCGTGGACGCGCACACGGCCACGGCTGCTGTCATTTACAAATGCAAGACTGAAGAAGTCACCTCGGTCCAGCGCTCTATTGGCAAACGGGTGAACTTCGCCATCCTGTACGGCAAAGGCGAGGAAGGGCTAGCAGACGAAATCGGGTGCTCCAAGGAAGAAGCGGGTTCCATCATGCGGAACTTCTATTCTGGGGCCGGACATCTGGCCGCGTGGAAAAAGTCCGTCGAGAAATTCACACTCAAAACGGGCACCGTGCAGACGATGTTTGGCAGAGTCATTCCGGTCCCGCAAGCGTTCTCGAAGAAAGAATGGGAGATCGCGGAAGCTAAGCGCTTAGCGGTCAACTACCCCATCCAGAGCGCAGGCTCTGACATCGTGTTCGACATGGTCAAGAAAGTAGGCAAAGAGCTGGTCGACCGTGGCATGAGAACGCGATTCCTGGCCACGGTGCACGACTCCTTGGAGCTTGACGTTTATCCGGGCGAGATCTTCGAACTGGTGCGAATCTTGAAATTCCACGGCGAGGACAACATCCAGACCGCGCATCCCTGGATGATCTGCCCCACACGAATCGACTTTGAAATCGGACGCTCTTGGGGTGGTGCCGTTAAAAGTGAGATAGAATCCGTGTCCGAGGACTCTCTCGTTTTTGTTTGTCACGGGCTTCGTCGCGATATCGGGGATATGGTACTTGACATGGGTATGGCCTACGTGGTACACACCAATATCATCGACGAAAAGCCCATCGACCCCGCTTCATTCGGAGACGACATCTTCTACACCGACACGGTGGAGCAGACAGTTCGAATCACCGTCTGCAAGAAGGAGTCCCCGACCATCTGACGCCTGCACCCTGTGGAAGGAGCCTGCCCTGTGGATCTGTCGCCCTATTTGAAGATGGTCAAATTCTACGCCAAGAAATGCAAGAAGTCCAGGCTCATGACGGTTGAGGATGTGGAGCAGGAACTCTGCCTCAAGCTGGTGCAGCTCTTGCCGAAGCTTGACCATTTGTCCGAGTCCGACAAGAAGGGGATGGTGATGACTGTCCTCAAGAACAGGTTCGTGGACTTGGGGCGATTCCTCGATGCGAGACTGGACACGAGAGACACAGAAGAGTTCTCGGACCAGTTTGAGTCTCCTCTCAGCACCTTGGTGACTGGATTCCAGGCGGTGTGCCATCGAGAGCTTTGCGAGGCCATGAGGGAGTGGGCGAAGACCCGTAAAACCCCAAGGGCCGCGATTCTTGTGGAGGAGCTGATTGCTCCGTCTGATCGCACCCTGCGAGCTTTTAGAGAAAAGTCGCTGGCTTGTCCATCGTACAATCAATATGAAGACGTCCCATTCACGACTCTCGTGTCCATCCTGGGATTCAACGCCATGGCGTCAAGGAAGCTGCTGGTGTCTCTCAGAGCCTATCTCACTGACAGAGGATTCACGATCGCGTCGCTAGCCTAAACTCTAGCGCCACTCCTTCTTCGTTTGACTACTACTGAAACTGTTTATGGATGGAGTTTTCAGATGAAGCTTGGAGCATATAATCTGTTGTACGACGCGAGTCACGGTTCGTCTGGCAAGGGTGCTGTATCTACCAGACTAGCGGATATATTCAAGATTCCGAACGTAGCCACATGCAACGGGCCTAACGCAGGCCATTGGGTGCGCAGTCCTGAAGCCGAGTTCGTCTTCAAGGCCATGCCGTCTCCCTGCCTTCTGCCCAAAATCACGGGCCACAAACCGCAAGCCTGGATAGGGCCAAACTCGTCCTTCGAGATCGATACGCTCATCAAAGAGTTTGAGCACACCGGATACAAACCCGGCTATGACCTCTTCATTCATGCCAGGGCTGCTATCACCCAGGCCCACCATAAGGCTCTCGAAGCCCCTGGTGGGGGTCTCTCGGTGGCTCACGTGGCTTCTACCATGTCTGGGGCCGGGGCTACCTACGCAATGAAGGCCATGCGGATGCGAGACACCCTGCTTTGGGGTGAAAAGACGCCGGAGCTTTCGCTTCAGCCTTGGGACTTCGCCGAAGGTATCCAGGCAGAGCTTGCTAAGGGCAGAGGGTTCCTTCACGAAGTAGCCCAGGGATTCGCCCTGTCACTAGACTACGGGACGGAACTGCGCAAAGGCACCTATCGGAACTGCACCCCTCAGCAGGCTCTAGCCGACATGATGATTCTGCCCCATCAGGTGGGCGACGTCTACATGAACTGCAGGTCGTATCCGATTCGAGTCGGAAACTTCAAGGACGAGTCCGGCGAAGTCCATTCGTCTGGCAGTTTCATGGACGACTCGGAAGAGACATCTTGGGAGCAGATCGGGGTAGACGCCGAAATGCCAGAAGCTGAGATTCAGGCTCTCCTGTCCAAGGAATTAACCACGGTCACCAAGCGACTGCGCCGGGTGTTCACCCCCTCGTGGGCCCTCCTTGAGAAGTCCGCTAAGCTCTGCGGGGCCACGAAGATAGTGCTGAACTTCACCTCCTACATCCATTGGTCGTCGACGGACGTCCGGGGAGGAGAGAAGGAATTCCGCGAGCTTCATCCGAAGGTCAGGGCCTACGTGGACAGGATGGAAGACGTGACGGGGCTCCAAGTGGTCATGCTCGGGACCGGCGCGGACCACAACTCCTTCATCTGGAGAGGGTGAACAATCGTGGCTAGCAAGAGAAAAGACCCGCCGTTCCCGAAGACCAAAACGTCCAAACACAAGGGTGTCTACTATGACGCCACGTTGAAGGTCTTCAGAGCCCAATTCAAAGGCAGGTTCGTGGGTTCTTCCACAGACGAAGACGTTTGCGCCCACTATTACAACGAAGCTGTCCGGATGGAAGCCGAGGGCAATTGGCCTCCCCCCAAGGGTCAACGCATAATACCAAAGATGGAGAAGCCCAAGGATGACTGATTCACAAATCCGGGTCCAGCTTCAGGACCACATGGGCTCCGACCGTAGCATCGCGGAAGCGGCATGGACCTCGTCCACCACATTGGTCGGGAAGGCTAAAAGAACTGATGAGGACGTCGAAAGGCTGGTTCGGCGTTTGGCCGACGACCGCCACTCCACACCATTCGAATCGGTGGTCTTGAGATTCTGGATAAAAATGCCCATCACGTCGGACCGTCAACACGTGACACATAGGATAGCCAGTCACAACGGTATGAGCGGTAGATACCGGACTATGCCCAGAGAATGGCTTGCGGTTCCAGACGACATCAAGGCCATGGGATTCGAAAACATATCGAGCCAATATGACGAACTCTGCAAAGCCGCGAACGATTTCTACGAGGGAACCCTTCAGATCCTCAAAACAGCAGAGGGTCTGGGCAATCTGACGAACGACCAGTTCAAACGGATGCGGGAATTCTACCGAGGGGTTTTGCCCCAAAACAACATGACTGAAAGAGTCACTGTTATCAATCTCAGGTCATGGGCGAACTTCCAAAAGCAACGGAACTCCCCGAAGGCTCAAGACGAAATCAGATTGGTGGCTCGTCTCATGTACGAGGAAGTCGTCAAGGCAAACGTATGTCCAGTGGCTCTTGAGAGTCTCGAAAAGAACGGCTGGAACATTTAAACTAAAGTTCCGGGTCGTGGGGGCCGAAAAGTAAAATGGGGGTGAAGTGATGCCAAAGCTTATTGTGTTGGAAGGCAGCGACGGGGTAGGTAAGTCTACCCTGGCCAAAGACTTGTACGAAAAAATGGGTAGCCTGTACACCAGGACCATGCGCCAGCCAGCGTCCGATTCACCCCTGGGGTTCCTGAGAGACGTTTCCAAATTCGACCCCAGCTTTGGCCCTTTCGAGCGCCAGCTTCTGATAGCTTGTTCCCACGTTTGGGACGCTGCAACGTTCGACCAGTCTCGCGATGTTGTGATGGACAGGTGCTGGATTTCCGGCATGGTGTATGGGGGTCTGGGCGGCGTCTCTAAAGAGAATTTGCATCTTCTAGCCAAGATCTACCAGTCCGTGTACTTGCGAGCGTTGAAGCATTATCAGGTCCTTATCGTACACGTGAATCCAGGACGAACCTTTCGAGTCCCAGAGGCAGGAGATGTTTTCGAGAAACACTCTCCAGAACGCATGAGTTACGCGTATTCGCAGGTTTTGTATGGGGGCTTGGGGCCTTTCATGTCGGAAACCGAAACCTATCTGGAGCTTACGGAACTCGACCCTGTGAAACGGGTGGAGGCTGTCTTCAAGGCTGCTGACTACCAACCCCTCTGAATTCCGCCTATACATGCCCACCTGATATACTGCTCCCTGGACATTTCGTCCAATCCAGGGAGTTCAAGTATGCCTACCTTTTCCGAACTTAAACCGCTTTATTCTGCTTGCTGGAAGAACTGCCAGATCAACCCGTCTTGGCAGAAACAAGCCGACTGGCATCTGTCTATCATCAAGTCCAACCTGAACAGGTACAAGGAGACCCAGAAGCGAACGGGTGTATGGTGGCCAGTCATCGCGGCGATTCACGCCATGGAAGCTTCTTTCAGCTTCACCAAACACCTGCATAACGGTAACCCGCTTTCTGGCAAGACCTTTTGGGTTCCCGCCGGTCGTATCCCAGGGGTCAATCCTCCGTACACCTGGGAAGAGTCTGCAGCGGATGCCCTGGGGATGAAAAGGGTGATTCTGGCTTCCCTCGACGGCCCCATGGACACTGTCGAAGAGTGTCTGTATTACTGTGAAGCGTACAATGGCTGGGGATATCAGACTGGTGCGGGCCGGAACTCGACCCCTCCAAAGCGTTCTCCCTACCTGTGGTCCGGTACCAATCAATGGGTGCGCGGCAAGTACACCTCGGACGGTTCGTTTGACCCTTGGGCTGGTTCTGCTCAATTTGGTGTGGCCGGAATCTTCAAGGTCCTCGAAGCAGCCGGTCTGGTAACTTTTGGGAAGAAAGTTGAAGTCCCTGAAGCCACCGAAACTGACTATCCGAGCGGTGGGGCCGTCGTTCCGTCGAAGATCACCGGATTCCTCAGGATGGGCGACAAGTCCGAGTCCGTCCGTTGGCTCATCACAGCCATGATGGGGCTCGGGTTTCTGGGAAAAGCTGACAAAGTGACCGACGTTTTCAACAGCAACGTCCAGGATGCGGTGATCTGGTTTCAGACGTCCCAGAAACTTGAAGTGGACGGTGTCGTCGGACCCGAAACCATCTCTCGCATGGAAAAGATGCTTACGGATGCTCGTTCTGGAGGCAAGCCCAAGGACGACGAACCCGCAGTCCCTATGAATACCAAGACTGTTTACATCCGTAAGGGTGACGAACGTCTGTCGCGTCCTCAGTGGCGTGGCTTGGTTCCGATAGTGGTGTCGTTCGCTGGCAAGGATTGGGTTTGCGCTTCCGGTCAGTCCTGGGCTCAGGACTTCGATCTCCCTTGGGACCCGGGCTCTGTCCCCGGGAACATGGAACCCATCCCCCAGGGCAAGTATACCCTTGGTGCCATTCAATGGGCGAACGGGAAAGACAACTACAGCGCATCCCATGGTCCTGGCTTGGGAGCGGCATTCATCCCGATCGTGGCTACCTTCAAGGATGACCGTGGAGCGTTTGGTTTCCACTTGGACTCCAACATTGATGGTGCCCCTGGCTCTGCCGGGTGCGTGGTGTTCTACTCGTTGGCTGAACTCAAATCCTTCGTCGAAGCCCTCCGCAAGCACGACCCCAAGGAATGTATCGTCGATTGGGGACTCAAGGCCGCTTGACTGTCGGGTTGGCTGTCTAAGGGGGCTTTTCCAGGTGGGCCTCACATTCGGGGTCCCCGACTCAAAGGAACCCCTGAATGACTGCCGCAATCCGGTCTGCCCTCGTGAAACTGGCCGACGAGTATGTGAAGAACCTGACTCCTGCCAATAACTTCTTCTTGGAATCCGGTACTGGTGCTCGTCCGGTCCTGACTCGGTCCCCCTATTTCGCCAGCGTCTCTTGCTCTTCTTTCATGACCATGCACATGAATCAAGTCTTGGACCTGACCCCGGGGGAGTGGCTGCACGCTTTTGGAGCAAAGTTCCCGACCGCATCCAGGTTCTTCGAGTCCACGAACCGGGGAATCCTCCTGAAGGCTTCGACGGTTCAGGAAATTCAGGCCGGTGATGTGGGCTCCATCAAGTATTATCCGGCCAAGGTCGGGGCCACGGGACATGTCTTCTTGGTGGTCTCCGAGCCTAGGCTTCTGCCCGAACCCTTTGGCACCATGCAGGTTTATGCCCTGGACATCGTGGATTCCTGTAGGTCGTCCCACGGGGTCGGAGACACCAGAAGGCTCAAGACAGGCGAGGACACTGGTGGGGTGGGCCGTGGGACCATGCGACTTCTGGTCAAAGACTCCAAGGTCCAGGGCTACATGTGGTCGTCCTCCGGGGCTTCGGAAGTCCTTCTCAATGGCAAGGGTCAGGACATAGTCTTTGGGGAAGTACCCAAGCTTTGGCCGTTGCGTTCTCTCTGAAAGCATGACATAATCCCCGCGTCCCCAGCCACCCCCAACTCTCAAGGAGTTTTTCAATGAGCGAGAACAAACCTTTTCTCCAAGCCGAGGTAAATTCTATGGAAGACGTGAAGACCCTTCGGGCCGGTGGCCAGGGCCTTACGGCTCAGGTTTCTACCGCGCTGACCGGCATTCAGGACAGCTACAAGGCTCTCGTGGAAGCCTTTTTGGCAAACGATTCAGAAGGTGTCGAGAAAGCTCGTCTCGCCATTGGCGAATACCAGGGACACCTGGACTCGGTGGGCTCTATCATCCAGAAGGCTCTGGCCTTCGAGAAGTCCCAGACTCCTCAAGCTCCCGAAGCCTAAAGACCCCAAGCGAGACCCCGAGGCTACAAAGTCCGGGGTCTTTCCGTATTCAATCCTCCACATCGTCCCCTGCCAGAGCTTCCCTCAATATCTCTTCCGCGACATCAAAATCTCCAGTTTCCAGGGCCGCAAGAGCTTCCGATATCTTGTGAACATAATATTCGGTCATGCTCATTGAACGTCCTTCCTGGTATTGCGATTTTGTTCATGATATCATGGATGAGGAATCCATGGTATGGTTCCGTGCCCCGTCCGAAGCGTTCTCCCTGATTGGAATGAGGCTGAGCAGCCCTCAAACCCCATCAAGGAATCCCACAGTGAAGGAGGCCCAAATGAACGACAGAGTTCGCAAGCTCGTCTCCCTGACAGTCAAAGTCCAACCCCCCAAGGACTCTCTTGCCTATTTCATCCTGGCTTTGGACCAGGACATTTCGGCTGAAGAAGCCAAGAACGTCCAATCCGCCATGGGGTATCCGCCGTCCAGCCTTGGATTCTCCGGGTTCCACTCCAAAACCATAGGCAAGCACCAGACCCACTACTGGTCGTGTCTCAAAGACTCTACCCAACGGTTCGGAAACGCCACCAACGTCTAACGACTAAAGTTGTGAACCAAGGGTTCCGAAAAGAAAAATAGGGAAGGTTTCATCCTTTTCGTTTTCTTCTCGGAGGTCTGAATTTATGATGCCAGCTCTGTCTTGGTCCATGATATGGGGTGCGGTCTGGGAGTCGTTCAAAGAACTATTCGCCATGTCCGAAAGCTACGACCACGCCAAGCATGGCTGGATTCGGATACTGTATAGGTCTCCGACGATGGACCCAAAGAAGGATGGATTCGACACCACGTTCGAGACTCTGTCCTTCAAAGAAGCCATGGAATTCCAGGCCGCATTGCTTCATCAGGGCAAAGAGTTCAAGACTGAGTTCCCCAAGTCTAACCGTAGGAGGGCTCAGCATGAACCCGAAGTATGAACAATGGATAAACGCCAACGTCCCTCGTGACGTATTCGGACAGGCTGGACAGTGTACCCACTTTTCTCCTCTCATGGCCAAGGAGTTCCCGGAACTCAAGATCAAGACTGGGGTGGTCTGGTCACACGAGAATACGGACAACCATGGCAAAGTCCAGAAGCAGTACCCACACATGTGGCTTGAAGACCCACAAGGCAACATAGTAGACCCAACGGTTGGGCAGTTCATGCTTCTTGGAGAGCTGGTTTACGAAGAGGCTCCGGAAGACACCAAGGTGATGAATAAATGCATGAACTGCGGCAGGTACTTCTACAAAAAGGGTTACGCCTGTTCTGCAGCGTGCGAGAAAGACTTGATCTAAATCAAGCTCTTACTTGCAAAACTAAAGTCTTTGCTTCTTCGTGCCGAAAAGAAAAAAGAAGCAAGGGAGAACAAGATGAGCTTTCAAGTCGACCTGAAAATCAAAGAACTCGCGGCCCGTGGTGCTCTCTTTGTCGTGAACCACTCCGGCGGAAAAGATTCCCAGGCGATGTTCATCAAGGTCTCGGCCCTCGTTCCCAAGGACCAAATCCTGGTCATCCACGCCGACCTTCCTGGGGTTGAGTGGGAAGGTACCGAAGCCCAAGCTCGTCGTTACACGGGAGACCTCGGATTCGCCTATATGGTCGTTAGGGCCGAAAAGACCTTCTATGACATGGTCCGCCATCGCAAGATGTGGCCGTCCCCCAAGTATCGCCAATGCACCTCGGACCTCAAGAGGGGCCCTATCGAGAAGGCCATCCGTCACGCCGTCAAGGACCGCGACAACAAGTTGGTGGTGAACTGCATGGGTCTCCGGGCCCAGGAGTCCTGCACCCGTAAGAAGACCTGCGAATCTCCCCTGAAGCTGAACGAGGGGAATTCTAAAGCCGGTCGTGAATGGTACGACATGCTCCCCATCCATGATTGGTCCGAGGAAGAGGTCTTTCAGGCTATTGCCGACGAGGGCCAAGAGCCCCATTGGGCCTATGCCGCCGGAATGGGTCGCCTATCATGCCGGTTCTGTATCATGGCTTCAAAAGGAGACCTTCAAACTGCTGCTCGTCTTAACCCTGAAGCGTTCTCTGAGATTGTGGCTATCGAGAAAGAGATCGACCAGACTCTGGTGATGCCCCGCAAGGGCCAGCCCCGCCAGTTCTTGGAAGAATATCTCGGCATCCAGGCTCTCTAAATCTTAAGGAGACTTCCATGACTGAGATTCGGGTTGGAGACACGATATACAGCTTCGACCGGGGTGGCCGCAGGACCCATAGCGCTGTTATCACCGGAGAAACCAGGGTGAGCTGGCTCATCGGGAAGCAGAAGGTCCGGAAGTCGAACATGGTCGAATACAGCGGTTACGGGAAGGACATGGGTGACAGGCAATGGTTCACCAAAGAAGGGTTCGACGATACGGCTTGGATTAAAGATAACAGACACAAAATTCAGGAAGCGGTCGGACGCTGTACCAATATTGGGGTGCTGATAGGGATTAAAGACCTTCTCGAAAGGGCCGGACTAAAGTTCTGAGCCTCTAGTGCCGAAAAGAAAAAGAAGGCTGAGAACGACTACCTGCTTAAGGAGACCCCGATGAGAACACTCCAAGCCACCCTTTGCTTCACCGTCAATCCCACCACCTCCATTCTGTTGTCCATCGAACAAGATATGGTCGAGGAAACCGAGTCTGACGGTCGTGGAGGGCAAGTCGTGGCTCGGGAAGTGGAACACGGGGATTATCGGGTCGTCCACGCTCACTTGTCCATAGAAACCCCCAGAACAGAAACAACCCGGGCTCGAATCTCCACGGTACCCCTGGCCACCGACATTTCGGACGACTTGGCCGAATGGGTTGAAATAACCCTCAGCAGCCGGTCCGTCGAGTGGGGACCAGTTTAAATGAAAAAAGAAAATATCAGGGACCATGTCTTAGAAGCTGGCTTGGCTCTCCTGGAAGAACTAAAAACTCGAATCCCAGGGCGCTACTTCAGCCTGATGGTAAACGGTCGCACGGTTTGGTTCACCCGTTCCAGAAACATGCCGTTTCAGGTCTTGGGGGAACTGCCTGTCAACACTAGTCTAGATGAAGCTGAAGGGGTAGCTTATGTCATTGAAACTGCCATGGAGAGTGACGGATTTGAATGGTTCAAGCCTTCCCCGTTCCACTACACAAAGCGTCGACCTGGACCTAAGGTCAAAAACCCTGAGCGAAATGCACGAAATGTTCAGAGGAACTTGGCTTGATGACCACGTGGTCCGAGCCATAATCCAAGAAGTGGAGCGCAGGAAAAAGGAGGCTTCCGGTGGACATCAAGATAGACCCCAGGGAATTTGTGGCTAGGTTTATCCGAAACCGCCAAACGGTGACCACTATGAACGTCGTTGAAGCCCTGCTGGGTGTTGGGACCAAAGGCTCGAAGGTGGGGGCCTTCCGTATTCTTCATGAGCTTGCTCGAAACGGGATTGTGGTCGGTACCTACTTGGATTCCACGGATTCAGCTCAGATGTACGACCCCAACGAAGAACACCTTAGGGACCGGAACGGTAAGTTTGTTCCAGTAGAATGGACATCCAGGATTCAGGATGACGAAGAATTTGAAAGAACGTTGAACGAATTTTTAAGCACACGCGATAACACAAAGGCGAGGTAAAATGAGTCTTTACAACATGATGTTCGGAATCAACAAAGCTGCCCCCATGGTCCTAGCCGTTTTGGGTCTCAAACCCGACGACTTCCCCCGCTTCAGAGACGCCATGTTCATGGAAGAGTCGATAGTCGTGAGGACTCGGGCCGGGGGAGGGAACCGTGAAGAGTATCAGGGCGACCTCGATGGGCTTAGCCAGCACCCGTTATGGTTGAAAGATGAAGATGACGATTTCGACTCCACCTATTGCGACATCCACTTCTCCTACCCGCCGGGTCTTCTGGAGGAACTCAAAAAGGAGGCCCCAGACGCTATAGAAACCGAGACCTTTAGGGAACGGTTCGACAAAGTGTTGGAAAAGCTGAAGGACGGACCTAAATCATGACCAGCATGGTGATAGAAATAGACCCCCAATATTGGGGCAAGCTGGAGGAGCGTTCGAAGGACCACCGAGACAAGTTCCTCGGGGCCCTTCTCTTGGCTGGATTCAAGGTAGAGGACCACAAACCCGTCTTGAACGAATACGAAATGTGGTCCAGGTGCGTCTCCACACCCTGGTGGAGATTCAACACCAATTTCGGACACATCGTGTTGGGTTGGAGAAAAAGGGTGATTCAGGTGGACTATTCGGAGACAGGTCTCCTCTGGACCCATACATCCAGCGAGCAGTTCACTAAAGACGAGACCTATTTCCATTCTTGGGGGTACGAAGTCCTGCCTGGACTCCTGTCCAGTCTTCGAGCCGCTTTGGAAGCGGCCCCTAAGATGTGTGTGTTTCCAGTCGCGTCGGACGCGGATCGCAAACGTTAGGCTAAAGTCCGGAAACTTCCATGACGAAAAAGAAAATAGGGGGAGATGAAGACCCCTGAATTCTGAAACTCACTGGAAGGACCCAAAGACCATGAAGACCACCCACTCTCTCCTCGCCCTCTCCCTTCTCTCGACCGCTTGCGGAGCCCAGGAACCAGCTCTCCCCCAAGCTTCCGAGAAGGTCTCCGTTGAGCCTGAAGCCAAGACAGAGGCTAGAGTAGCCGTCCCATCCAAGGCCGCTGCAGAAGAGCCCTCCGAAGCCGTTCAGCCGATATCTTTCCTGGCTGAGTCCGTCCAGACTCTCCCAGAATGCTCTGAAATTCGTCTCCACAATCTGGCCTACGTGAAGCTGGAGAAGAGTTTCTTTTCGTGCGACGGCAAGGAATGGACTCTCGTGGACCTCAAGCCGAAAGACGGCAAGGATGGCCTTTCGGTAGTTGGAGCTTCCGGACGTGATGGAGTCGATGGCCAAGATGGGCGCGACGGCCAGTCCTGCTCGGTGGTCAAGACCAACGGAGTAGCCAGGGTTTCTTGTGGTAGCCAGACGGCTGACATTCTCGACGGTGTTGCCGGAGCCCAGGGGGCTCAAGGCCAAGCAGGGGCCTCTTGCTCGGTGACTTCTGTGGCCAATGGTGCCAACGTCACGTGTGGTGGTCAGACGGTATTCGTGGCGAACGGTGCTGCTGGAGCCGTGGGGGCCACTGGTGCGACAGGAGCCACAGGGGCTACGGGTGCGGCTGGCCAGGATGCCCCCGTCGTCGACCCGGGCACGGTCTCCGAAATCCACCATGTTGAATTCTGGCCCCACAGTGGTGGTACATCCTTCGGACTGCGCTATGGCAATGGGGACTCGGAGAAAGTGTCCGCTATAGTCCGCAAGATCACTCTCACCAACGGCCAAAAGTGCGTCGATGGAAGCTGGACCCTGCGTTATTGGGACGCCCCCCTGGACCATCTCGGAACCTGGATGATTAGCTCTGGCGTTTGGGAACGCAAGTGTGGCTCTAGCTTCGCTGGACTCATCCAGAAGATCATGTTGACCAGAGACACCAATGCGGCTGGCACCCTGCTCGCATCCCCGATGATGCTTGGCATCTCCTTCACCGACTTTTACACAGGACTCGAAAACAGCTCCCTGTACATGGCCGGTTGGAACGGATACACGATGCCAGCCTATGGAACCACCCTTGGGAACAACGCGGCCTATCAAGCTCGGTCCCGGGTTGTGACCGAAGCCTACTGAGAACTCCGAGCCCCAAACATAAATGAGCCCCAGGAACCTTGGAGTTCGCTGGGGCGAAACCGGTTGTGGAGACCGGCGTGGAAGACCACAGGTGGCGAAGCCTGTGGATGAGGTATCCGGACCTTACACCTGGGCTTCGGCCTTCGCAATGCCTTCCAAGCTGGCAACCCCAATAGCCACCTGAGAGTCCAGAGACTTGTCGGCGTTCTTCCAAAGGATGACTTTGGCCATCCCTATCACGGCATCCATGGCCATTTCGACCAGACGTACTGCTCTTTCGTCATAGAGTTCTCCCGGGACAGTCTCCCGAACGAAAACCCGAATTTCTTCCTTCTTCTCTTCGGTGAAGTCTTCGAGCCACTCCACGCCTTTTGGAAGGACGTATCTGAACAGGATCGAGATGAGAAAGCTTTTTCCGAAAAGCATAACCGACACTCCTTTAAATGGCGCGAATGATATAGTTCATGACGATTGTGGGTTGAACGTTTAAGTGAGACCCTCCGCCCCCTATGCTTGAAGTCGACCCTCCTACTGTTCCCGTCCATGCTTGAGCTTCTGCCACCCCAGAAATGGGGTGGGTGTGGTCAATGTTCACGGAACTAGCCGCTCCGGCGTTCGGGTGGGTGTGGTCGATGTTGGAGGGTTCGGTCTGGGAATCGACCCCGAACGAGTATGACCCGGAAGTTAATTGCAGGTCCTGAGATCCAGCCGTTCTCCTGAGAACTGGGTTGGAGAACGCGTGGACATGAGATTCAAGAGTAGCCGTGTCATTCTGAGATGTGGCCCCAGACAGGGAGTGGGAGTGGTTGGTCAGGGCTGCATTCCCAGACGTTCCAGCCGTCCCAGTGACGTTCGAAGGTGCGTTCGTCCCGGAAACCGTAAGGCTAGAACCGTGGGTGTGGGCTGGGAGGTCGGCCACTGCAAGTTCCACACTTTGGACCCCACCGGCTCCACCAATTCGGGGGGTGAACCCCGCTACGAGATTGGAAAGCCTGATTTCGGAGGCATCAACCCCAGCTATGACTCGACCACGGAGGTCTGGAAGGGTAAAAGTGGAATTGCCGTCGCCAGCCCCGTATGTCACCCCCAGGACCGAAAACAAATTTCCGTAAGCCGCTCTGGAGATGTCTCTTCCGTCACACACCAAAAATCCATCGGGAGCGTTGAGACCGGCAAATGGCAAAAGAGCCCCAACAGGTATTTCCACTAACGTCCCTCCTCGTTATAGTTGTATAGGTATAGTACATGGTCAAAGTGTCTGCGTCTATTAAAGCAGAAGCTATCCGTCTTCAAGATTCGGGCGCTGCAGACCCCGTGGTGGTGGCCATTCAAACCAGACTTAGAGAACTGGGATTGGCCATCGGGATAGACGGTGTCTACTATGTGAATGACACTGACGATGCCGTTCCGACTAACCATTTAGTCTGTATGGTAAGAACGGACGTCAGAGCCAAACATGGCTTCGAATTCGTTCGTCCAAAAGTTCTTGACTATATGATTAGGTGCGTTCTGGAACATCACTCTGTCCATTTCAGGCCGGAATAGGGTTCTGCCTGAACTTGCATCCTTTGAGAATACAAGATTCTTCTCTGAGAGACTTGACCTCAGCTTCAAGGTCTTTGATTCTGTCTCTGAGTTCAGCGAGCAAAGAATTGGTGACCTCGTTGGCTCTAGCCCTCTCGATCGAGATTATCTCTCTCTCCAACTCTTCTCTCTTTGCGGCTCTCTCAGTATACCACTTGGCAAATATGCGAAGGCCGACCCCGAGGGCACCAGCTACGGTCGTTGCTATGGTAACCACTTCGGTCGTCGACATTAAACACTCCGAGCAGCCGATTTCAAATAGGACATCGCAGCCATTACAGCCAGAGCTGCGTAGGTTGGGACGGCAGTTGAAGTCACATTCAGCATTCCAAAGGATATAGCCACGATAGTCCACCAAACAAACGAAGCGAACAGGAACCCAGTAGCCAGTCCGGAAAGTCTGAACAAACGAGAGAACATGATGCCGATACCGAGAACAAAAGATATGCTACCCCACACAATTTCTGGGGCCACCTGACGAAGTACAGCGTAACCGGGACCACTCATGGTGGAGGCAGGCAAAAGAAGCCAGATACCCCAAAGAGAATTCTGAAGAATCAGACCTATCTCTGTAGTGTGGACCTTTTGAATACCCTCAGCAGTCTTTTCCAAAATTTCTCCAACCAGCATTCAAGCCCTCCCTTAGAGTCATAAAACTGACCCTCCCGGGAAGGGGAGGGTCAGGGGATTGTTAAGGAAAGATGGACAATACTCAGGCCGGAACTGCGACCTTGAAGAACTTGAACGCGCCGAGAGCGACGGTCTTGAGGAAGTCACGGAGGTCTTCTTTAGCCTCGGCAGGAATCTGGCCCATGTCCTTGAACGCGGCCACGACTTTGCCGACGTTGCCGAGAGCAAGCTGGATGACTTCGAACGTGTCGACGCCACCGGGAAGGGCCTTGATGACACCAGCCGTGAGGGCTTCGACGGCTCCCATGACTTCAGTGATTTCTTTGAGGTCGCTTTGGCCATCTTTGGCCCCGACGACATCACAGATCACGTCGATGGCCATGTCGACTGCGAGTTCGGCGCAAACCAAGGGATGAGCCTTGAGTTCGGCAGGGATCTTGTCAGCGCCTTCGACGGCCTGAACGGCGAGACCGACATTTTTCTGAGCCACTTCGAGGACTTCGTCGAGTTCAACCTTGCCGTCGTCAGCTTTGGCTTCCTTGTATCCCAAGGCGGCAGACTTGACGAAATCGAGGACCTGGACGAATTCAGGACAGACAGATGCTTTCATGCGGAGACTCCTTGATCTTGGAACGTTCGACTCTCATCTGGAAAGTGAACTTGGTTGGGCTCTGGGGTTAAATCTTCTTTGACACCCTCGGGCCGGAGGAAGGACATCTGGGCTACAGTCAAATGGAATATGGAGAACAGGACCACTGGGATGAAGTCGGTCGGGTCCATGCCCTCGTTTATCCTGAATCCCACCATGGTGAAATTGATGGTAGCTATCAGAGATGACCAGATAAGACATATGCGCTTGGCGAGCGTGAACTTGGAGTTTGTCTTAACCTTTTGGCCGGTGGCCACCCATCCCTGAACTTTGCCCCTCATTTTGTCCACGATGGCCAAAAAGTGAGCGTAATAGGATATGTTGCGAAGGAGGAGATAATTCCAGCCCGCACCATAGTGAGACCAGAGCACCACTATGATGGTCCCGAACAGGAACGATGGAAGATAAAAGAATACGTTATACCATTTGATGAACTCGGGAAGCCACAGAATCATGAAGATTCCGGGGAGTGGAAGCGTGAACATTGAAAAGGCCGTGGCGATGTAATACAACATTCCCGAGAAATAACAAAACTTTTGGCCAAAAGTCAGATTAGACTTCCAGAAATATTTGGTGAAACACAGGGACATGGACCCCGAGCACCACCTATACTGCTGGTTGAAGTAGTTTCGGAGAGAGTCCGGACACCTACCTTTGGCCAGATTCAGGGGCAGATATTCAAGATAATATCCAGCGTTGGACAGAGTGAATCCGGTCCAAACGTCCTCAGAGTGTTCAATCTGGACTGGTCCGCCGATGCGCTCCATGGCGGACCTTTTGTAGAGCCCACAGGAGCCCACACAAATCGAACCCTTGAAAGAGTTTCTAGACACTTGAATCAGTCTGTAGAAAAGCTCTTGGACGTAACCCGACCCGCGTTCGACCCAGCTCATCCAAGGGGCTACCTCGAAGTATTGGGGGGTCTGAACGATAGCGCATCTGGGGTCATACACCAGATAGGGAACAGCTTCTTCAAGGAAGTCCGCTCTTGGGGCGAAGTCGGCATCCAAGATCAGAATCAGGTCGCCTTTGGTCTGAGAAAAGGCGTTAAGGATGTTGCCAGCCTTCTTCATGGATTTGACTTCACGACGAATATACTGAAAGCCCCTCTTTAGAGCTTCTTCTTTGAGGAAGTCAGAATCACCGTCGTCAAGCACGTAGACTGTCAGGTCTCCGCACCAACGAAGTCTCTTGGTGGCATCCCAGGCATTGAGGACTATGGATTCGTCCTCCCTGCATACGGGCAGGAACACGTCCACCGAAGGCGGGTTCATCATGGGCATAAACTGGCGGTGGAACCAGTCGTATACCTTTTGATGTCTAGCCTTGTCCCAAGCAGAAGCAAAGATGCCAATGGCATAGGATATAACTAGATAGGCCGCGTTCAAGACGAGGAGAGGGACGAACCAGATAGCTTCCATGTGTCCAAGTACGAAAGCCGCCATCCCCAGAATCAAGGGTATGGTAGCCGCGAGACCTGTCCATAGAATGTAGGGCCTATTCTGACGGGAATAGGCCCATTTTTCATTTTCGGATGGGGGAGATATCTGGTTCGTCAATTTAGATCACCACACCTTGAGCTTGGCGCGAACCCCAGCCGAGAAGAAATTCTCGCCTTCGGCCCATGTGGTGCCTTCGAGTTCACGCTTCACGTCGAACACAGGGCCAACAGCCAAACGGCTCTTGAACATGTTGAAGTCGATGCCCTGAGTGTGGGAGAACCACTGGCTCTGGGAGAGCTTGCCGGAATCTGGGATGTTCTGGCCGAAACCGGTCCAGCTCCACCAAGCCACTCCGCAACACTTCGAAGCCGACAGCGAGAAGCCGTAAGCCGTCTTGTGTTCTTTTTCCAGGAGGTCATACTTGTAGCTGGAAGTGAGAGAGCCCGAGGACTCTCCTTCTCCGAAAGCGGGGGCCGAGAGCATACACATGGCGACGAAAGACATGAGGAACACAAAGAACCGGTTCATGGTGACTCCTAAAAGGGAGGGTTTCAGGGACTGGGTCAACCAACGTTCATATGGGGAACGTGATTCTCGATATCGAGGTCATCTCGACGGTCGAAATTGTTGAAATGGGCTGCTTTGAGGGTGTCCATCGAAACGCCTTGGTCATGTGACCATTGGATGAGAGCAGCCATGTCTTTCGGGAAGCAGGTGCCACCGAAGCCTTTGCGACCATCGGGACCTGGGACCGAATTGTGAGTGTGACCTATTCTGTCTTGAGAAGCCGCCATCCGAACTATGTCGTCGAAATCGAGCCCTTGTGTTTGGGTGAGTTCGAAGATTTCGTTCATGAAGGAGACTTTGAGAGCCAAGAAACAGTTGTGAAT